ATGGCGCAGGACTGGTTGGCCGAACAGAACGCGTGGCGCGCGAAAGCTAGGGCTGCCGGCCCAGGCTACCGCGTCTGGCGATGGGAAGACGTCGACACAGAGCGTGCGCAGGTGACGTTCTACTTCCGGCTACTAGGGCCAGGGGAGGAAGCGCCGGACGTGTGGGGGGCGGTGATCGAGCCGTGAGCTGGCGGAGTGAAGCTATGCGCGCGAGGCCCTACTGATCGGCGGCCTGGCCGTGCTCGCCATCGGAAGCGGCGCTTGGTGGCTGCTCCGCAGCATCGGCGTCATCTGACCAGGCCAGCTCCCGCTTGGGGTCTGGATCCTGAACAACCGTCATCAGCTGCGAAGGGAAAGGCGCCACGAGGTCGCCCAGCTCGCCCCGTAGCCAGCGCTCCTCATCCTCCTCATGCGGATCATCGGCATCGCCTTCGGGTGGATCGGCGCGACGATCGAGTTCGGCTCCGTCGTGAGGAACGCGAACAATGCTGACCTGCTAAATTGGGTAGCGGGCCACGCCGACCTACGCAGCCGTCCCACCACCCTTGCGCCCCGCCCGCCCGGAGCGCAGGCTAGGGGGACGGGAGATAGGCAGATGGACGAGTATCCGTTCTACGGTGGCCCAAACCACGGCAAGCGGCAGGAAGAGGCGGGCATAGTCTATGCATATCGCCCGAAGAGGGCGTCCTTCGCGTTGCGCGACGCCGAGGGCAAGGTCGGACCCGGCCCAGACTACATCTACCACCTCTACGACATCGGCGACGGAAAGAAGGCGTTCCTGCCTCGCGATGATGCGGACCTGCTGGCGGCATACCAGCAGACCGCCGGGGATGTTGGGGATCCTCCCATCGACGCGCTCCTGGGGGAGATGAAATGGAGAGGATTGGACGCATGAGTCCCATCGAGCGCGCGGCGCGGGCGCTGTGCGAGCTGGACGGTAGCCCTCCTGGCGCAACCATGAACGGCAAGCCGCTGTGGCAGGACTATGTGCCGGAGGTGCGGGCTGTCATCGCGGCGATCCGCGAGCCCGATGAAGGTCAGATTGCAGCCGCAGTTGACTGCGAGAGCAGCTTCGTCGCCGACGTGTACACGGCCATGATCGACGCGCTCCGGGAAGCGGCACCCTGACGATCGCCACCCATCGCCCCTACATCAGGGCATGCCCAAACCCCCGCCCGAACTTTACCAGTGCGACGGCATCGCTCACGAATGGGCGCCCACGCCAGCCGAGGAAGGCGAGCAGCAAGCCGCGGTCGCGCTCTGCTGCGGGATCCGGGCGGTCAAAAAGCGGGGCGAGTGGATGCTCGAGGACGATCTGCCGGGAAAGGGGTGATCGGAGTGCCTGGCTAGGGCCAGGTGAGTTCGCGCTTTGGGTCTGGATCCTGCACCACTGTCATCAGCTGGGATGGGAACGGAGACACCAGGTCGCCCACCTCGCCTCCCAGCCAGCGATCCTCATCCTCCTCATGCAGGATCAGCGGCATTGCCTTCGGGTGGATCGGCGCGACAATTGAGTTGGGCTCGGTCGTCAGGAAGGCGAACACCGCCTGCCCCTTCAATTCCCGCCAGATGCCGGCGAAGCTGAAGATCGGCCGGGAGGGCACGTCGAACCAGAACAGCGGTCGCGCGCCCTTTGGTCCGGGCCCGTACTCGCTGAAGCTGGTGACCGGCACCAGGCACCGCTGCAGCGGCCGCGCCAGCGCCGTGCGCCAGAACGGGCTATCGAGGTTGCGCACGTTGGTGACGAGCGTCTCCACCGGCTTGCCGCGTGCGCCCATCATCGTCCGGGGGAAGCCCCAGGACATCGAGGCGAGATCGCGCCCGCCGTCGATGCTTGCCGGCTTCACCACCCAAGCTGCGCGCTTCGGGAACAGCTCCGGCGATGGGATCGTGATGTCGGGCAGATACGGAATCTCGGCCCCGTAGCGCGCCGCCACCTCTGCCTGTCGTTCCGTCATGCGATAGCGGTTGCACATCGCCCAACCTTGCCACGGCACGGCCAGCTCCGCCACATGCCAGCCGGCCGCGACCATGGCGTGCTCGATGGCAACATAGGCGCTGCGACAGTTCGCCCAGGCCGGCAGTGCGGTCGCTTGCTGCTGGGCGATGCGCCAGAACTCGTCCAGCGGCGCGCGGTTCGGCAGCACGCGCATAAGGGTGCGCAGCGCCAACCGGACGGATGGGGTAGCCGCACTCTCCTGCACCGGGCGCGCTGCCACCTCCTCAAGGACCGATAGCGCCAGGGTAAGAAGCTCCGAATCGTCGCGCGGCATGAGAGGAACATTGCGGGAACGTTGGTGACTGTCGAGCCCCATGCTGCCGGAGCCCGGCTCTCGATGCTGCGCGACCGAAGCAGCGATGCAGATGAGCCGCCGATACCTGGAGGTGTGGCGAAGTTCGGCGGAGCGTTCTCGCTTACAACCAGATCCGCCCCGAACTAACGAATGCGAGAGAAAAATTTTCGCGTGCGGTTTTTGCTTGAAACCTAGGTAGAACCACGCGTCGGGCAGTGCCTGCAGCGACGAACGCCCGGTTCGTCGCGACTAGGCATCTTGCGCGGCCCTTCGAGTCGCTTCAATATCTGATCGTGACCTAAACGGGTCACCCGGCGGGGCGTCCACAGCTCTGCGCGGCAGGCCCATCGGTTGCCCTCATGGCGCCACCCAGACGTAGGGGTTCCATCCTCCTACGGTTCGGGCAACCGATGCGCCCTTGATCATAATTCGCGCGGTGCGAATTGCAACGCGTCACGCTTAGCCCGTCAAAGCTATTTTACCGCGGCCAGGCCTCCACCAGCAGCCGTCGCTTCGCGTCACATGACGCTAGATCGAACCGCCCGTCGCGAATCGTCCCATCGTCGTCGGCGGCCGTAGCGCTACCGTCCGCCTGCCGGCGCTGCGGCGTCGGGGCGCACGGCTCCAGCGCCGCTGCTGGCGGATCCGGCAGCTTCGGCAAGCTCGGCATCGAGCGCGTCGACTGCGCGCACCCGGTCAGCATCGCGGCACAGCACGCGCCCAGCATCAGTCTGCGCATATTCCCTCACGGTGTTTGTGGATCGGACGATGATCGGCTGGCGCGCAGCCAGGCCGTCGGCATAGTTGGTGACCGCCTGAGCGAGGTTGCTGGCGAAGCGGCGCTCCGCGTCCAGCCGCGCCCTCTCCGCATCATCGAGCGCGGACGTCCAGGCGAAGCGCTCGGCGCGCAGCGTTGCCGTGCGATCGGCGAGCGTCGCGCGGGTGGCGAGCAGCGCCCCGCCCAGCACCAGCATCGGCAGCGCCCACCAGAAGCGGCGCAGCAGTGCGAGCGCGACGCTCATTCTGCCTCTCGCACCTGGCGGGCAATCCAGCCGTAGAGGAACACCTCCTGCGTGCGGTTCGCCTCCGCGATTTCCGCGTAACGGCCGGTCCGGAAAGCGCGTACCAGCCAGAGCAGCACCGCCCTGCCCTCGCCGCTATCCCGCTGCCGCAGGTAGCCATCGAGCGAAGCCAGCGTCATAGCGCCGACACCGCCATCCACCGCGATGTCGGGATAGTGCTTGGCCCCGTTGTTCAGCAGGTTGAGCGCGCGCTGCAGGAACTTGCCGGCCCAGGCGGGCCCCATGTTCACGCCGGCGTCGAACATCTCTGCCGCCAGCGCCCCATCCCGGCGCGCGACCTTGTCGAAGCCGGGCCCGGTCCAGTAGCGCTTGAGGTAGATCTCGACCGCCGTCTCGCGGAGCAGATTGCGCATGTCGCCCTTGTAGCCGTAGGCGCGCGCTACCTGCTCGGTGATGCCCCAGTTCGTGGGGCCTCCCCGGTCGGCAGGGTGGTTGCTGTAACCACCCTCGCGCGCGATCACCTCGTCGACCAGCTGGGTCGCCGTCTTTGCCATGGTTCGTCCTTTCAGGTGCAATGGGGGGGGGCGAGGACGGCGCGGCCCTCGCAGCCGTGCTGCGTTCATTTCCTCGCAAGTATTGAGGTCCAAGCTTCGGATCGGGCGCGGGTCTGTCCTACGCGCTCTCGCCCCGGCTCCCGGGCAGCAACACGAAGGGCCGGGGCGACTTACTTCCGCGGGTTGAAGAACCCGTCGATCGCGCCCCGCACCCGCTCGGAGAACTGCGAGGCCACGAACTCAAGCAGCCCTAGCCCGAGGAAGCCGGCCGACGCACCCACGCCCAGCGCCCGGAAAGGCGTGAGCTCGCGCTCGGACGCGACGGCGATCATGCCCAGCGCGAACAGCATCGTCACCGCCAGGTTCGCGCGACTGGTGACCCGCTCCTCCCCTTCACGGCGCACCGACTGCGCAATGTAACGGCCCAACACGACGCCAGCGACGCCGAAGAGCGCCGGCACGATCGGGATGTTGAGGCCAAGCAGTGCGACTGCGGCCGGCCCCACGGCCGCAGCGACCACATTCTGCCCAGCCATCAGACAAACGGCGCCGAGATCAGGGCGAGCCCCAGAATGATGAGCACGATCATGGTGTCGTGGCGGAACTGGATGCGAGTGCGGTGCTCGCGGGAGGTGGGCTGCCGCGTCAGGTGGTCGATCATGCGCGGCCGCTCCTTGTCGACGATAAAGGCAGCGATCAGCAGACCGAGCACCAGGATCACTCCGCGCGCGGAGGCGAGGAAGGTGACGATCCGCTCGGTCATGTCCGCGTCGCCCAGGCCGAACATCAGGTAGACGCCGGCCGGACTGATCAGCGCCAGCACCGGCACGATCAGCGCGATCTTGATCCAGCGATAGACGTTCACCGGATGCCACAGGCCATAGTGCTGATCGTGGAACACCTGCGCCGCCGCCCTGAGCGTCAGCGACAGGGGCAGGAAGGTGCCGACCAGCACCGCGAACATTCCCCACAGTGGGTTCATGGGAGGTCTCCCCTGCCCGGAAGGCGCCGGGCGTCGCGAACGTGTGGGTGCCTGCGCCTCAGGAGCGCGCAATCTTCAGCCAAATGTCGGCGTAGGAGCCGGCCGCAGACACATCGAACAGGATGGAGTCGGTGATCACCTTGGACTTCACGGCCACGGTGCCGGAGCCTGCGGTGCGGACGACTTCGAAGGGGCGCCCGGCGAACTCGGCGGGGACTGGCACCCGGTCGAGCAGCGCAGTGTTGTGCCAGGCGACCCGGAAGTAGTCGGCCCCGCGCGTAAACACCGAGTATTGCAGCGTGCGCTTCGGGTCTCGGACAAAGAACGCCCGGTAGCTGACCGTCGAGAAGCTATCGCCGCGAGCGAGCGTCTGCGGCCCCTTGTCAATCGCCGACAGGTAAACCTTTGCCGGTCCCCCATCGTTGATCTGTAGATACTTGACCGTTGCGTTCGCCACCCGAGCGGCCTGCGTAGTGTCGCCAACCGGAAGATACCCGACCGCGAACCCGATCGTGTTGCCGAGCATGACAACGCTGTCCGGATATCCTCCGGTTGCACGATCCGGCGTCACGTTGAGGCGGACGCCGTTCCATGCCGACGTGTCCGGCACCGCGATCATGGCGAAGTTATAGGTGACCCCATTGGACGGATGGGCGATCGGCAGTGTGTTCGCGATGAAGTAGCTGACCGTGCCGTCGATCCCGTCGGTGGTCTTGGCCGCCTGCACGAACATGATGTCCTGCAACGACATCGCCTTGAGAGCGACGAGGTCCGAATAGGTCGTCACGTTGGCCCGCGTGTCGAACTCATAGGCGTTGGACACCGAGAAGGCCGGGTCTCGGCCGGAGATCGCCAGGTTGCCGCCTGCGCCGTTCGCGCCGATCCACGCCATGACCTCGGACTTCGGCAGCACGTCGTAGCTTTCGGCCACGGTGAGCCCGCGCGTCAGCCGGTACTCCGCATTGCTGACGGACACCGGCGCTCCATCGACCATGACCCGCGACTGCCGGTTCTGGTAGGGCGGGTACATGTCTTTGGGCGTGCCGGCGGTCGCGGTGAAACCGCTCGTGTTCGAGCCGCCGCCTACATAGGTGAAGGTGCCCGATGGGACCGCGTCGTTGCTATCGCTATTCGGCGACAGGTTCAGGACCGTGTTGCTGGGCACGCCGACGATCATGTATTCGGCCCCGCCGAGGCTCACCCGCTGCCCGATGTCCGCAACCGTCTTGGGATGGCCGCCGCTGACCGTCATCGGCGTCTGCGAGTAGCCATGGTTGGCGCCGACGGTGCGAGCAGGATTGAAGGCGCGGTATGGCGCGATGTCGTCCGAGCAGACGCGCAACGTGGTACCGTCGACCTGGTCCGACAGGAAGTTGAACAGGCCGGATGCGGCGAGCGTCGGCGTGGATGCCAGCTGGAAGTTGCGGCGGAAGACCCGGCCTGCGTGCGCCGCCTCCACATAGCCGCCACCCGAGACCGTCAATACCGCGCGCGCGCCCGCGGCGTTGGTGGTCGCGCCGCTCCCGCCTCCCTCGACTGCATCAGCGCGAACACGGTATCGAAGAACACCCTGATACGGCTCATACGGCAACGCCGCCGTACCGTTGTTCACCATGATCTCGGACGGCTGAGCTATCGTGTCCGACTTCGTGTTGATGAAGAAGAACGCCGCCCCGGCGGGCCATGCGCGGGTGCAGCTGGTGTTCGCAGCGCCACCGTCCGACAGATACGCGCCGGTCATGGGCTGCCCCGAGGCATCCAAGAAGGTCGAACCGGTGCGGCGCGCTGTGTTCGTCTGCCACGCGATGTTCGTTGCCCCCAGCGGCTTTGGGATTTTTACTCCTGCCCACGCTGGGTTCGAAACGAGAACGTTGCTGCTAGAAACATAGCTGCCGGCAACCGCCATTGTGGTCAGGTCAAGGAGATTATTCCCCGTCACCACCACTTGGGTCAGAACATCGCTCGTCAGCCCGCTCTGGATCTTCTGCGTCGTGGTCGGCAGCGCACCTTCGGCGAGCCGCGTCACCGGGGCGTAGGGCTGATACGGCAGCGCCGCGGTGCCGACGTTGACCATGATCTGGGTCGGTTGAGCTATCGTGTTAGACTTGACGTTGAGCGCGAAGAAGGCGGCGTCGGCCGGCCATGCGCGGGTGTAGCTGGCAGCTGCCGCCCCTCCTTCGCTCTGGTAGGCTCCGGCGATCGGCTGTCCAGCAGCGTCCAGGAACGTCGAGCCAGTGCGACGGGCTGTGTTCGAGCTGAAGGCGATGCTGGTCGCATCAGCAGGTCGTGGAATTTTCGCGTACGCCCATGCGGCGTCGTTGTTGATGGTGTTGCTAGACGCCACGTACTTGCCGCTAACCACCATCGTGGCCGGGTCGAGCAGGTTGACGGAATTCGCCTGCGTGATGCCGCTGAAGGAAGCGGCGGCTGCCTTCGCTTCTTGAGCGGCGGCGGCGGCTTGCGCAGTCAGCGCCCCCAACTCAGGCGCTCCATCGATCACGACCTCAAGAACTTCGCCGTCGGCGATGGTCGCGGACGCCTGGACAGTGTCCGCCGTCGCGGCGCTACGTGCGCCCCGCCCGGCCAGCGGCTCCCGCTGCAGCGGCGCGCCCTCGCTGTCCATGACTGTGCCACGCGCGGTCCAGCGCCCGTAGAAACGCGTAACGCCGTCGAGCTCGATCTCGTGGACCATGGGATAGTCGTCGCCGACCTCGCCGCCGTAGGGCAGCTTGTCGCGCATGGTCGTGAGATTGTACCGGCCGACGATCGTGCTCACCGGCACGCCGTTGACCGTCTCCACATTCGCCAGGCGCAGGCCCTCCGCGGTAGCCGAGGTCACAGTCTCGAGAGCGATCACGGGCGCCCCGGGCGTGTCCGGCGCCAGACGCACCTGCTGGCGCATCGTCTTGCCGGTCATGTCCTTGCCCACCAGCTGGATCGTGAAGGTGCGCACATTGTTGCGCCGGAACGCCATGTCCCAGCGTGCGTCAGTCGCCATATGCGGTTCCCTTTGTATCGAAGCGTTGGGGCGCGGCGCGCCTCAGTCCTGGCTCGGTTGTTCCGGCTGGTTCATCTTGATGTTGTGCGAGAGGATGCCGTTGGAGACGTAGGTGTGGGCATCGGTCACGGTCATCTTGACGATGCGGCGTGAGCCCGGGATTTGCCCGCCGACGTCGCGCATCTTCACCCAGGCGCCGGTGTAGATGAGGTGGTCGCCGGTGGCCCGCAGTTCGCGGCCGTCGATCGTCACCTGCCAGACATCCTCGCTATCGGCGACCTCGATGGCCTCGACCGAGAAGATGCCCCAGCCGCCGGCGGTCTCGTTCAGCCGCAATTCGTGCCGCGTGCGAACACGGTCGCCGGGGGCGATCTCTCCGGCTGACTTCTCCGTGCCATCCGCCATCAGGATCGGCGTGTCCGTCGTCACGCACTGCCCGCCTGGCGGTGTCGCTCCACCACCGCTCGACGGCGGGCTGCCGGCAGTCGGGATGATCGCGTAGCCGAGATAGTGCCGGCCGGGATGATCCGGCGCCGCGCGGGCATCGATGTCGTCCTCGAACAGCTGGTACGCCACCGCGCCGCCCGTGCGCTCCTCGTCGTCGTAGCCAATCGCCCGGAACGCGCCCGGAGCGAGGCCCGTCTCGATCGTGGCGCCGGCGACCGCCACGTCCGGATGGCCGTCGGTATAGCGGCGGGTGTGAGCGCTGATCGTCACCACACCAGTATCGGCGGCGGCAATCGCCAAGCCGATCGGGAACGACGTCGCGATCGCGGCCTGGGTGCCGCCGGCGGCGCTGAACACGCCCGCCGTGACCGGGCCCAACACCAGCCGGTCGCTGTACGTGCCACCGACCATGTAGCGCACCGCGACCTCATACTGGGTGTCGGACCGGACGCTGGTGATCTCCTTGCGAGTGATCCCCGGCCCGTCGATGCCGCCACCGCTCCAGCCGACTTCCGGATCCGCACCGACGACATAGGGCCGGTATTCGAACAGCACGCCCGCCATGGGCCGGTCGTCGGCCGCGCCGGTGACGATCACCGCCGGGAAGGAAACGCCATTGGCGCTCAGCACCGCCCCGTTGGCCGTCCAGTCGGCGGCGTCGGGGGCGGTCAGGTCAACGGTCGGGATCGAAAGGTCCGGTGTCGGCGGTGCCGTACCGCCCTTGCCAAGCGCGAAGCTGTGCTTGGACGCGGTCTCCGACCGGCAGGTGAAGGTCACGCCAACCGTTCCCATGTCGATCTCCCGCGTGCGCACCACCACATCGCGGCCGACCAGCGCTGCCTCCGGGATGTCCACCGTCAGGCAGTCGCCCGGCCGGTAGCCGATCATGGTCGCCTTGCAGGGAAGAAGAATGCCCTCCAGCTCCCGGCCGTTCAGGATCTCGTAGAGGCCAAGCTGCGCGCCCTGGTCAACCTGCTGCACCAGCGGGAACTCGATCTCCCTTGGCCTGCTGCCGCCATCGACGGCGACATAGTCGGGGATCGCGATCGCGTTCAGCGGCACCACCTGCCAGCCGTGGCTCTCCAGCCGCACCTTCGAGATCACGGTGTTGCGGCGCGCGCGGCGGGAGGCGGTCCCGGGCACGTCGACGTCGCCGATGATGTCGCCGCTGGTGATCGTACCGATCGAGACGCGCGGCGCGTTGAAGGTCACCGACAGCTGCCCGCCCACCGGCATCGGCTCCGCGCCGCCCGCCTGGCAGATCATCTTCAGGATGTCCCAGTCATTGTCCGCGCTGGTGTAGACGATCCCGCCCGCCCTCCAGCCGTTGGCATCGCAGACGTTCGCCCACTCGACAAACGGGGCCAGGTCGATGCCGGACACCTTGACCCCGCCGCCGGCCACCAGCGTGCCGTTCTGCAACCGGCCATAGGCCCAGGTTAGCGCGTGGTTCGCCGGGCACTCGCTGTAGACGTAGGTTGCTTCCTGCCCCAGCCGGCAGGGTCCAGAGCCGCCCGGATAGGTGCTGTCGAGGCGCGCATCATACACGAGCACGCCTTCCAGGATCCTGCCCCGCTCGGGCACGCCGTTAGGATACTTCTTGCCCTTGCTGTCGAACTTGAGCGTCCAGAGATCCGCAGCGAGGCCGGACAGCTTCGACGCTGGGCCCCAGCCGGGAAATGGCCCCTGCGGCCCCTGTAGTGCGCGCGCTTCCGGGCACGCGCCGAGCTGCTGGTCGAGCCACATATAACCGGCATACGTCCCCACGGCCGCGCCGTTTTGGAACGGTACCGTCGCCTTGGAGACCTGGAACGGGCCCAGGCTCTTGACCGGCCCGAGGCTATGGACCGCAACCCAACTCTCCAGGCTGTTCTTCGACCCGTAATACTGGCGATGCACGACCTTGCCGGCCGAATAGGTCCGGCCGATCGCGTAGGGGATGCCGGACTCCTTATCGATCGTGAACTCGGTCGGGTTGCCGCCCAACGAGCCCTTCGGTTGGGCGATCGCCGAGGCGATCGACAGCGCCGCCGCGCCTACCTGGGCAATGCTGGCAACGCTTGCGACGGTCGCCAGCGTGCCGACAGTTGCAGCCGACGCGCCAGCGGCAAGAGTAGTGGCCCCGAGTAAGCCTGCGCCTGCTGCTGCACCAACACCGGTCGCAACAAGCGCGACTGCCCCCACAACAAAGGCTGCTGTTCTCAGCGCTTTTGCCATATCAGAAGGCGTGTCGTTCGGAGTGAGCCATGCGAACTGTTGCCCTTATGCTGTCCGCTACCGTTGCACTCGTTGGGTGCAAGACGACGGGAGATCTCCAGAGCCGCGGCCCGTCCGCCGCCGCATCAACCCCGCGGCCGATGACGGATGTCGTCGCGTGCGTGGCGCTGGCACTGTCGAAGGATCGCGGCGTGGAGCTCAGGTCTGAAGAGGGCCCCCGCAGCGTCGTCTTCAGCCAAGTCATGAGGACCGCCGGGATCGCGTCGGTCGTGAATGTCGTGGAGGTGCATGACCGTGGCAGCGAAAGGGCGATCGAGACGCGGCGCATTCGCGATCGGCCCGACCAACCGCGAGAACTTCCACCTGTCCTGAGCGCTTGCCTCTAACTACACCCGCCAGGCAGCGAGATATTCGACCGGCTGGAGGATGTCGGCACCGGCCACGTCTTCGTGATAGCCCAGCACACGGCCGTTCCCGACCGCTACGCTCAGCGCACCGCCGAAGGGGCCGTCTGCGGGGAGCAGCACCAAGTCCGCCACCCATGCCGCGGCGGGCGCGATGCGTGGCAGCCCCAGTGCGTCGACAGCCGCCGCCAGATCCTCGAACCCGGCCCGCTGCAACGCACGCGCGGCACCGAGCGCGTTGCTGTAGGTGCCCGCCTTCGCCAGCTGGGGGCGGTGCCCCATCTTGCGCAGCACGAAGGCTGCCAGTCGGACGCAGTCGTTCTTCCCGTACGCGAGCGGCTGGCCCTTGAAGCGATCGACCGCGGCCTGTGCCACCTGCTGCCGGCGAAGGAGTACGGTCATAGCCCGATGCTCCCCAGGAAGGACGCGGCCAGGCTGCCGCCGGTGACGCGGACGGCGGAAGGAGGCTTCTCCACACCCCACATCGACGTCTTGCCAGTGCCCGTCATGTTCGCGAGCCCGGTTTCGCCGTTCCACACCAGCCGGTGCCAGCTGTCCGACAGGCGGGCGCCCCGCTCCTCATCATGGAAGGGCTCGAGCGCGGAGGAGCAGCGCCACTCAAGCGTGCGCGTCCCCTTGCCTACGCGGATCCGTGGAACGTCGAGCTCGCCCGCAAATAGCTGGATCGGCTCAGGCAGCAGATTGCCGTCGGCCGGATTGATCAACCCCAACCAGCCGCCGACCTCGCCGCCCTGCGCCGTCGCGGCCGCCAGTTCGGAAGCGCCGATGTCGTCAGGCGGAACGAACGTCAGCGACCAGTCCGGCGCCTCATCGCCCACGCCGTCCTTCAGGTTGCTCGCCGCGATCAAGCTCCCGAATCGCGGGTCACGCCCGACGAACATATTCCCCAGGAAGGGCACCTCCACAGATCCGACCACCTGGCAAAGCGTGTAGCCGGGCAGCTGCACGCGCACGAGCGGCGCATAGGGGTGCCGGCCGGAGCGCAGCGCCGCGGACATTTGGGGCGTCAGGCGGAAGGTCATGCCCGCTCCTGGATGCTGAAGGACAGCGGCTCGGTCTTCGCACGCACGAAGCCGGCGCCCTTGTCGAAGCCCACCAGCTTGCCCTCGATCATCGGAGCGACGAACTCGACCGGTTCTCCATCCACGGCCCAGAAGCGAAGCATCGGCCAGATCGGCAGCGCCACCCGCCCGGTGTCAGGAACTATCACCTGCCCAGCACAGGCGATCATGTGGACGTAGCGGCGGCCGTTGTGGACGATGCTGAAGAAGTTGCCGCGGGTGAGCGCCGCGCCGCGCTGCAGGCCGCGCAGCGTCAGCGTCATGCCGCCGAACCCGCCGCCATCCACGACCGCCTCATTGCCGGGCGAACTGCCCCTGCTCTTGTTCGGTTGGACGATGCGCATGATCGCGCTGCTGTTGCTCGCCTCGAAGAGGGCCGCCGTCATCAAGCGCGCCTCTTCGCCCGTCCGGAACTGCGTCGTGTCCACGTCGACGGCGAGACGATCTCCCGGACGCGGGATCGGCAGATCCTCTCCGCCGAGCGCGCCCTCCTGCTCGCCACTGAACAGGCGGGGACGCATGGCGAACCTGCGAATACGCAGGTGCGGGATCTCCACCGGCATCAGCGGCGCCACCGGCCAAGCGTGCGGGTGCCTGCGGCCATGTCATTCGCCTCCGCCATAGCTGCGCCGCCAGCTGCGCCCTGCGCCGATGCAAGCCCGACACCTTCCGAGACCCAGCCGCGCACCGTATCCGCCAGCACCGCATCCTGGGCGTTGACGATCACGGTCAGGCCGCCAGCACGCGAGCCCGCATCATTCGCGGCGAACAGCCGACGCGTCTCGGCTGCGGACGTGACCCGCGAACCCTGCGGCAGGTTGACGATCTCGGGCCCGTTCTCCGCGAGCCACGTCGCGCCGCCCGACCACCATTCGGTGCCCGCGGCGTTGTTGCCGACACCCTTGGGGCCGAACAGGTTACCGATCTTGCCGACCAGGCCGCTCAGCGTCGGCAGGGCCTTGTCGCCGTTGATCAGGTTCTTGAGCGGGTTCAGCAGGGCGAGCTTCACGAACTCGCTCTTGAGCATGTTCAGGATCGTCTTGCCGGCGTTGCCCCAGCTCGACCAGGTATCCTCCGACAGCACCGTGTCGACGAAGTCGTTGCCGAAGTCGCGCAGCTCCCTGAAGCCGGCGGCAGCAAGCTTCGCCTGGGTGGCAACCCCGTCGAGGCGCTCCTGGTTCTCCAGCAGCTTGCGGCCTTCCTCGCTGTCGGCGGTGATGCCTTCCCGCTTCATCCGGAGGATCATCTCCAGCTTCGCCATGGCGCGATCGCGCTCGTCGTTGCCAGATGCGGCGAGGGAAAGTTCGAGCTTCGCCAACTCCAGCGAATCTCGCTGATCGTCCGCGGTGCTGACGTAGAACTGCGCCCGGCGGTACCCCTCGGTGGCGCGAGCCTCGCTAACCCGGGCGTCCACGAACCCCGTCCGGTCCTCACCCGTCAGCTTCTTGGCATCCGCGTCGCGTTCTGCCGCGCGCCGGGCGGCATCGAGCGCGCGCTGCAGCGGATCCTTACCTAGATCTCGGATGCTCTCGATCGTCTCGGCGAAGCGGTCCTTCGACGCCCTGGTCTCGACGGCAGCCCCGCTCCGCGCCTCTTCCTCGTGCGCATCGGCGAGCGCTTTGCGGTAGGCCTCGATCACCTTCGTCAGTTCGGTCAGCGCCTCGCCCTGGGCAACCGTCTGGAGCTTGAGCAGGGGCCGCAACGCCGCCTCGTCGGACAACGCCTGCGCCATGCCCTCCACCGGCAGTGTGCCGGCGAGCACCTGGGCGCGGACAGCGGCGCGGGCCTCGGTTTCCTCGCGCAGCTGGGCGACGGACTTTGCGCCGTTGGCTACCTGCTCGCCGACCATCACCTGCAGCTGGCGCGCTACCTGCGCGTCCGAGTCGATCCCGCGGCGGGTCGCGTCGGTCAGGCCCTTGCGGGCAGCCTCAGCCCGCAGCGCGGCAGCACCGCCAACCAGATATGCCCGCGCCAGTTCCAGCGAGGCGTCGGCGTTGACCTCCATAGCCGCGGCCTGCCGGCCCAGAGATGCCGCGCGGCGATCGGAGCTATGCCGGCCGTCCTCCTGCGCTTTTACCAGCCGCCGCTCGGCTTCGTCGCTCTTGGCGGCGTATTCCTCAGGCGTGATCTTCTTGGCGGCGAGCTGTGAGCGCCCCTCTTCACGGACCTTCGCGAGGTTGCGCTCAGCATCCGCCACCGCTCCGGTCGAGATCCGCAGCCGGGAGTTCCGGTCAAGTTCGTCCGCCGTTTGCACCGCATGTTGGCGGGAGGACTCCGCCCGCGCGAACCGCACGGCATTCTGTCCGCGGATGATGCTGGCGTCGAGCTTGGAGAGCGTCGCTTCTACGCTCGCGATCGCCTCGTCGCCGGCAGGCAATCCGATCGCGACCATTTCCGAGTTCTGCCCTGGGCCAGACGCGCGTTGCCGGTTGGCCGCCTGCAGGGCCTTCATGTCGGCGAGGCGGGCGGCGGTCGCTGCCCGGGTAGCCTCAGCCTGCTTGAGCATGGCGTCGGCGTTGCCGATCGCCAGATCAATCGCGACGGCCTGAGACCGGTTGTGAACTCCCGTAATGTCGTTGAGCGCCTTGATGGCGCCCTCCAACGTGTTTGCGCCCGCAGCCTCTCCGCGCTTTGCCGCCTCGTCTGCTTCCGAGGCCTGGCGGCTCTGCATCAGCCGATCTGTCAGCATCCCGAGCAACATCAGCCCGCCGGTGATCGCCAGCCCCCAAGGCCCGATCATGAACTTGGCGGCAGAGCCAAGTTTCCCCTCCAGGTTCGCCATCTGCCCCGCAGCCTGGGCTCCCTGCACCGCAATGACGTTGAAGACGTTGGCGCCCATCGATAGCTGCGTCATCGCGTCTTGCGCCTGGAACGACAGCCCCTGCATCGCCGCCCGATGGGCGCCGGCGGATACTGCCCCGCGCTGTTGGGCGGCCGTCGCGCTGTCGAGGGCGGCCCTCTCCTGCCCCAGCTTGGTGACATACTGGTCGAGCGAGATCTTGCCGTTGCTGATCAGATCGCGCGCGTTTTCCATCTCAGCGTTGAATCGCTGCTGAGCCGCCCAGACGGGGTCGATCGAGGCAACCAAAGCCCGGGTGCGCGCCTCAAGCTGCTCCTCGGCGGCGATCAACTCCTTGAACACCGCAGCGGATGCGCGTGCTGATCCCTCGCCTAGTCCGTTCCGCTCACCAGCGCCTGCCGCATAACCACCGCCGAAGCGCGTGTTCGAACCAGCCGCGGCGTTCGCCTGCATCTGGATCGCGGTCTGCGGAACGATGGCAGCGATCTTGGCGGCGGCGTTCGCCTGGCGCTGCAGCGCCGCTTCAACATCCTGCCCGGCGCGGTCGTAGGCCTTGCTCCACCGGTTGGCCGATGCCTCACCGGAAGCGGCCATTTCATCGAAGGTGCGGGTGACATCGGCCTTGCCGGTCGTGCCCATGCGGATCGAGACGGACTTTTCCACGCGCCCTCCTCAATCCCCGCCGTCATCACCGGCGAACTGTGCGACGATCGCCGCTTCGGCTGCCGGCAGCACGTCCGCCAGCATCTCCATGTCGGCATCCAACGCGGCGCCGACCGCCATCACCGCCGCGTAATCCAGCGCGAACGGCTTGCCCGTCATGCCTGCGACCCGCAGCTGGCGATCGCAGGAGGTCAGGACCTCCCAGACACCTTCCGCTTCCGCGGTGTCCGGCTCTTCGATCCGGTACGGGCACTGCTCGCACCGGCGCCCTTCGCCACCTTGGCAGGTGAGCTGGCAGTATCGCTCTCCGGCATCGCCGCCTCCCCAGTGCCAACCTGAGAGGCGGCGGAGACGTTTTTTGTCCGCTCCCGCATCACGAACGGCATGACGTACGCCTGATCGAAGGCCTCGAAGGTGAGCGGGTCCGAGAGCGCGTGCTCGAGGTTCTCGCGGCTGAACGGCAGCGGCTCGCCGGGGCCTTCATCGTCAGGCCCCGCCATCAGGCAGACATCTTTCCAGTCGCGTGCGCCGGCCAGGATCAGGGCTACGCTGAGCGCGTCGCCGAGTTCCTCCAGCTGCTCCGCGGCTGGCGCGTCAGCGGCCTCCTCGCCTTCCTCGGCATCCTCGCCGCGGAGAGACTTGACCGCGGCACGACGGGCCGCGCGCATCATCTTGCGGTCGATCGGCGCGAACAGCACCTGGGCGCCCATCACGGGCAGCCAGGCGGGGCCCTCGGCCTTCTTGCTGACGACGAGCATCAGGCGGCACCCTCGATCCACTCGAGGCGGACCTTGCGCCCCTCCTCGATGACCTTCAGGTCGCTACCCTCGCGCACGAAGTTGCCGTGCTTCACCGCATAGCGGCGCACGAAGCCCTTCTCCGCATCTACCTCCAGCACATGGCCGATCCGCTTGCCGGTGTCCGCGTCGAGCACGCGCAGCTTGGCAAACTCGGGCGTGACGCCGGCGGCGACGTGGGTCGGCAGCGGCGGGACGGTCTTCTCGGTCGCCGCGGTGGCGGCGTTCGTTTCCTTCTTCACGGGCGTTCTCCGCTGGAGGGGATCAGTAGCTGGCGACGTCGTTGGTCAGCACGGCGGTCAGCGTGTTCCCGCCGGCCCCCGATGCCTGCCAGTTGGACGTCGCCTGGATGCCGCCCGGACCGCTGATGGGTCGCTTGACCCGCGGCAGGAACACGCGCGGGACGGTGAAGATCAGGCTCGCGGCGCCGCGCTTCCAGCCGAACTCCAGATCGATCGGGGTGCCGTCGACGGAGGCATCGTAGAGGTCGAGGCGATCGAACCGCATCGTCAATTCGCCGGTCATCATCGCCTTGAGCGGATCCGCACCGTCGATCCGGCCGTCCTCGCGGATCGCCTCCACCTTTTCGAAGTTGTTGGAATAGGTGAAGCCGGCCGCGGTGACGCTGCCCAGGACCTCACCGCCCCGCTTGATGGAGCCGGTCGCCTGCTGGAAGCGGTCGCCGTGGAACAGGTCCGGAGTGCCGGCGACGCTCAGCGCCTGCTTGCGGGTCTCGCCCTGGGCGATGACGCCGATGGTGGCGTTGAGCATGCCGGAGCGCGCCATCGACACGCGCAGCTGGTTGGCGAGCGCGCCGAAGTTCACCGAGTAGCTCGGGATCTCCGGGTTGCCGAGCTCGATCGAGGCGGACGGCAGTTCGGTCTTGCCCGACACAAACGTGTGAGCGGTGGCGGCGCCGGCCGCAGCCGACGTCGGTGCGCCCAGCAGCAGCTTCAGCCACCAGCCGAACGCGCGGGTGTCCATCGGCACCACGACGTCGCCGTCGTTGGTCGCGACGTCATATTCCGGGTCGAGCCCCTCGCGTCCGAAGCCGAGCTGGTCGTCCTCGATCAGCGGGCGCTCTTCGCCAAGCGCATTGCTGACGAACGGCAGGCGCTTGAAGCCGGTCGTGGGCGTCTGCCCATAGCTGGTCTCGAACACGGCCGACTGCACGGCGTTGATGCCGAGCGCGCGCCGGCGGGTAGGCTGTACGGCCATGGTTGGTTCCTTCGGGCTCAGTTGAGAGGGGATGTGGTCGAGTAGGAGGCGACCAGGTCGAAATCGCCGCCGCGCGCAGGGTTCGCGCCCTCGACGTAGATGTCGTCGGTGTTGGGGCCGGTCGGCTCCAGCCAGTCGCAGAGGCCGCCGAGCGTGGGATCGGCCTCAACCGCCTCGCCGATCTGGCCCATCATCTGATCGATCACCTCTTCGCCGGTCAGCGCGGTCGTCTCGTAGGCGCTGACCTCGATCGGGATGCGGTGCGCGTAGTGGTAGACGGGTGGACAGAGGTCAACCTCAGGCTCGCCCGGTTCACCGCTGCGCACGATGACCCGGCCGTTCGGCGGAACACGCGCGGGCGCTGCGTCCTTGCCGTCCATCCCCACTACCTTGGCCCCCGGGAGCGCGGCTTCGATCAGCGCCTTCACGGCGGCGAGGACATCGAGGCGCTTGCTCACCAGTTCTTCTCCAGACCGCGGGTGAAGGCAGCGATGTAGGCGGCGCTCCAGCGGGCGGCCGGGCCGTCCAGGTCGAGCAACTTCGGCATGCGAGCGACGGGCACGAGGGTGAACATCAGCACGCGCTTGAGATCGCGCCCCTGCGCCAGTCGGCGTGCGGTACCCTGGCGGATCCCGCGTCCGCGACGCGCGCCCACGGCGTTGATGAACGCGAGCACGCGGCCGTTCTTGCCACGCTGGTAGAACAGGTCCTGGTTGAACGTGTGCTCGACCTGTTCGGGGGTCATGCGGCCGGTAGAGCCGCGACGCCTGCCGACACGGGGCACATTGTCGGTGGGAATGGCGAGGAACCGGCTGCCGTTGACCGGCACGATGGTGGTGCCTCGCACGAAGCTGTCGATGATCTCGGGAGCGCGGCTGTAGATGTAGCCGGCCGGGTTCATGCCGTTGCGCGACTTCGGGTAGACGTTGCCGCGCCAGGTGTTCGCCAAGCGCTGGCCGAGACCAGCCGATGTCACCTGGCCGCGCAGCTCGCGCAGCGCATCGCCGGTGGTGGCGCGCATCGCGACAGTGGCCGCGCGCGCGACGCCGCTCTCCGCCTCGCGCATCACCTTGGCGAAGTCGGGGACCTCAACCTCGAACTTCACGCTTCCGGCGCCGAGCAGGTCCAGGTCATGCCCTCGGCGTCGAGCGCTGGGTCGCCGGCGATGATGCAGACGGTGAGAACCTCCGCCTGCGTGGCGGGATCAATCTCACGGATCAGGAAGCGGTCGCCGGGGGCCGGATCCGGCACCTCGGAGCGCCGCACGTCAATCTCGCAGGTATCCTGCCGAATCCGGCTGTCGCCGAAGGTAGCGTCGGCGGTCGGGCGGGATCGGATGATCCGGACGCCCTCCTGCACGCCGCTTTCCGACACGTAATCCGCCGCCTCGGAGCCCGGCCCGGTGAAAAGGGCGTCGAGCGCCGAGGCGAACGGATCCATGGCTTAGGCGGCGATCTGGCCGGTGAGCTTCACACGGCCCGTCGGCGCCGCGCTGGCTGCCGGGTCGACGAACGCGCCGATCAGTACGCCACCGGCGACGGTCGTGACGTTGCGGGCGGCGTCGTCCCAGTAGGCCTTCGCACCCTGCGTCACCGCGCCGGTCGCCTTCGGCAGATCGAACACCTGCTCGGTGACGCCGACGACCTGCTCCCCGGCCTTGGCCGCTGCCGAGGCGACGGCGAAGATGGCCCCCACCAGGAAGCCTTCGCCGCTTGCCAGGTCGCGCGGAGCCACGAGGGTGAGGTTCACCCCCGGCTGGACAAAGTTCTTCATCGTTGCTGCTCCTTACTCGGCGGGCGCGCGGTGAGCGCGGATCGCCTTGATGATGTCATCCTTCTTGGTGGCGCCGTGGAGCGGCACGCCCTCCTTGGTGACCAGGATGCCGAGGTCGGCGACGGTCAGATCCTCAAGGCCGTCGGCCTCAAGCTCCTCCTCGTCGTCGTCCTCGTCCTCTTCCTCACCGTCACCTTCGTCGGCGAGGCCGCTGCTGATGAGGTGCTCGGCCAGGTCGTCGTCGACGGTCACCGGGCCCTCAGACGGGTGGTGGACAGGCCCGCCGATCGGCAGGGGCTGCCGCAAGCTGATGGTCTTCATGTGGGTTCTCCCGGCGGCGGGAGCGCTGCCCCGCCGCCAATGCAGTGGACGGGCGGCTTAGTAGGCCGGCGACTTGTAGAAGCCGCGGTGGTCGAGCGCGGCTGCGCCGACATCGAGGCGGGCCTTGTTCTCGACGCCGTCGACGTCGAAGCCGACACGCGTGTCGGTGAACAGCTCCTCCTGGCCGAGCAGGTGGTCCAACTCGATCGTGTCGAAGGCGTTCGGGTCGGCGGACAGCATCCAGCTGTTGTCGGTGATCCGCGGCTCGACGATCACCTGCAGGCGCCCCGCGAACGGGTTGACCGCGCTGTTCGTGTTGGCGGTGATCGCCGTGACGAACTGGTCGGCTGCGGTCTCCTGCGCCGGCCCCACGATCAGGTACGTGGCACCGATGTTGAGGAAGCCGCCTTCGTTGCTCTTCTGCTGGCGCATGGCCTGGCGGCCCTTGCCGACGTTCTCGACGTTGATCGCACCACCCACCGCGGCAAGGTTGCCGTGGTTCGCGTGGAACAGCGGGACGCCATCCGCCATCGCGGGGTTCGACAGCAGGATACCCCAGACGAGGTCGCTCTCCAGGTCCGCCGCCTTGCGACCGAACATGGTCGGGATGCGACCGAATAGGTTCTGATCGTCGTTGACGATCGCCTGCCGGGAAATGGCGATGATGCGGCCATAGGTGTACAGCCGATAGGTCATGCCGGTGTCGGTGATCGCGCCCCGCTTGAACTCGCCGTTCTCGGGCACGTTCAGCAGCGCGGGGGCATCTCCCAGGCCGATGATCTGCGCCGGCTTGAAGTCGGGCAGCGTGCCGGTCGAGACGATCGGGCGGAACGTCTGCGGCGCCATGTCGAACGCAGCGCGGATCCGGCGGCTGGTGACCGAGCCGAGCGCATTGGCGAAGTCACTGGTCGTCAGCGCGCCATAGCGCATGCCCAGCGCCGCGCCTGCGATGTCCAGCCGGCCCATGCCTCGGGTGTTGATGCCGGTGCGACCCAGATAGTCGCGTGCCAGCTCCATCAGCGTCATGCCGCGGAACTCGCGCGCGGCTTCCGTGCGCTGGGCGCGGGTGCGGCCCGGCTCATCCGGTAGCTGGGTGTCGGGGTTGGCGCGGAGCATCACCGCGTCCTCGATCGCCTGTCGGTAGCCCTCGCTTTCGGTACCGGTGGCACCCGCACGGGCGTCGATCGTCGGGCGGTCGGCAATCAGACGCTCATTCACCCGGCTGAGCAGGTCGGCCTCGGTCAGCGGCGTCGTCTCGTTGGTGCGGATCAGCTCCGCGGCGAACTCGCTGCCAAGTGCCGCCGACCGGCCGCACAGGTCCAGGATGCGCGATGCCGACACACCGGCCGCCGCACGGGTTTCGGCCACGGGGGCGGCCCCCGCACCAGCAGGAGTGTTCGGCTCCGCGCGGCTGGCGCCGTTCGCGTCGACGACAATGGTCGTTTCGGCGGCGGGCTGCGCAGGGGCAGCGGCGCCGCGGTTGGCGTTCGGGTGGGCGACACCGCCGCCCGGAAGGTTCCGTCGCATATCTTCTTCCTCTTGGGTTCCGTGGGCGGGGGTCCCGGGTGCAGACCGAACCACGGCGTTCGGATCAGCGGGAACGGGCACGAGGCTGGCTTCCAGCAACTCCCAGGCGACAGCGCGCCAGGTCTCGTTATCGTTGTCGTCGGTGGCCGTGATCTGCCAGCGGGTGACGCGGTAGCCGATGGAGATCGCGCGCAGCTCGCCGCGAGCGACGCGCGCCTCGATTTCCTGGCCGGCTGCCGTCTGGTCGAACTGCAGCGTTCCGATGAGTTGCCCACCTTCGACGCGGACGGATGTCACGCGGCCGATCTGGGCTCCGACCTCGAACTGATTATGCGTGTCCAGTAGCGGGCAAATGCCGCCAGCGACGCGCGTCAGGTCGATCGCCTCGGCGCTGATCTCCAGCTCCTCGACGAAGTAATAGCGCTGGACCGCCGCGCCGGTGGAGAGGATCGCCTCCACCGTGTGCCCCTCAGCATCGTAGCTGTCGGGAGCCAGGGCGAGGCTGCGCGTGCCTCGTCCACCTGCTTGCGGCTGGCGGCGCTCTTCCGGATCGACACCGGGGCGCTGGCCTGGGGCGTCTCGCGTCAGCATGCCCGCGATCCCCGCGCCAGCCACCAAGGCGAGCGCGAGTGCGGACCGCTTGCGGCGGGGCGGCAGCGGACCGTCAGCGGTTTCGCCAACCGCGCGCGGGGGTTCGTCGACGCCGATGGGCGCCGGCTTCGGCTTAGTCATGGAGAGGCTCCTACTCGGCGGCTGGCGTCGCGGCTGGTGCCGCAAACTGGGTCGGCGGCGCGTCGCCCGCGAACACCAGTTTTGCGGCCGCGTTCTGCTTGCGATCCTCTGCGATCTCGGCTCGCAGCTGGTCAGGGTCGTAGCCCCGCGCCACGACAAGGCTGGGGCGACTCTCGAGGCCCGCCGCCATCTCCAGGATGTCCGCCTCGGCGTCGCCCTTGCGGTCGATGCTTTCGAACGGGGGCGGCGACCAGGTCATCTCGTAGGAGCGATTGGGCATCGCGCCGGCGAGAAATGCCGCCTCCTGAAAGCGCGACGCGACGCGATCAAGGAACACAGGGATCAGCGTGTTGAACTGGATCCTGCCGGTGGACCGCTGGAACTCCAGGTTGCCAGCCTTGTAGCTGGAGAAGTTCACGTTCGAGAGGTCGCCGAAGTGCTCGTAGGTGATGCCGGCGCCAGCCGCAGCCGACAGCAGGGCAAGGCGCAGGATGTCGTTCAGGCCGCCCGATGCCTTGGGGTCTCCGAACTTGACGCTCTCGCCCGGCGCAAGCCGGCTGATCATGCCCGGGGTGAGCCCCTCGCTCTGTACGCCGATCGGGCTCGCCTCAGCATCACCCTGCAAATCGCCGAACACGACGCCGTTGTCGTCCACGCCCTGCGTGATGAACGCAGCAAAGCATGCCTCGACGTTCTTGCGCACCAGCTCGGCCTCGACGCTCTCGTCGATGTCCCCAAGGCGCTTGACGATGGTGTTGAAGACGCTGTGCCCGCGGCGCTGGCCGACGTGCTCCTGCACGAACAGGTGGATGACGTCGGCAGCGGGAACCCGAACCGTCCGGTACGACGCCCAGCGCTGGCTCGGCCGGCCCTCGTAGAAGTGGTAGGCGGTCACGCGACCCCGGGAATCATACTCGATCCCGTCCAGGACGTCGTTGCCGCCGTGGCTGTAGACGGTCGTCGCCAGCATGCCCCCGTCGAGCAACTGCAACCGCAGCGGGATCGTCCCGTCGGCCTCCGCCAGGGACAGCGTCTGGAAGACGATGAAAACCTCGCCCTCGCGGAACATGGTCCGCACCGCGAGTTCCTGAAGACCATAGAAGCCGAGGCGGCCGTACCAGTCACAGACCTTGAGCCAGTCGTTCCACAGCTTCCGGAACGTCGCCGGGGCCTTCTTCGGCGCGCCGGTGATGCCCCAGCCGACCGTGTTGTTGACCAGAGCCGACAGCGCCTTGCGGGCAAACGGGTCCGACGCAACCAGGTCGATCACACGCTTGCGCTCGACCATGCGGGCGGGCCGGGCGTCGTCCGGGTTGCCGGTATTCCGGTCCCAGTCCCCAGGCTTGCCGACGAAGCGCTGAGCCGGCTTGTTGAGGTAGCCCAGCGCTCGCCGAGCGGCAGCGCGTTTCGCTCCCCACACTGGAGAGACGGCCTGGATGGCCCTGTCCATGACGTTCATCGGCGGATCACCCGGCCAACGGTCGTGCGCAGCTGGCGGGAGCGCAGACCTGCGGCGATCTCCTCCTTCATGTCGTCGCGCAGCGCCCGCATGTCGGCAAGCGTCTGGTATTCGACACGGCGGCCATCGGCATAGGTGACGCTCTTGATGCCGCCGATGATCGCCTTGCTGAGGGCGTCCAGGTCGCTTTGCGTGTAGGCCATCAGCGCCCCCTTCGGTTCAGCCAGTTGCTGGGCGGCTTCGGAGCCGGTGGCGGTTTCTTCGGCACGACTGCAGTTCGCTTCGCAGGCGCCGGCTTCTTTGCGGCGGCCTTCGGCGTTCGCGCCTCGGGCGGCTTTTCCAGCAGCAGAGCCCACTGGGCCGGCGTCCACCGGTCAACGCCGAGTGAGAATGCGACGGCTCGGGCGTAGACGGCGTTATCCAGCGCCTCGTTCCGGTCCCGGTTCTTGTGCCACTCTCGCCGGAAGCCGCCGTTGCGCTGCCGGATGATCCGGAGTTCCTCGGCGACGAGCTGCTTGATCCACTCGTCCGTCGTGCCGTCGGGCAGGAAGACATACCCGTCCGGGTATTCCTCGCCATCGACCGGCTTCTCCTTCTCCAGGTCGCCGAAGAGCTCGAGCTTCAGCATCGAGGTGCCGATATTCCAGAGCCGAACGCCGCGCTTCATCTTGCGGCCGTTGACGGTGACGTCCTGCCACGTCGGCGAGCCGATCGGCTGGTTGGCCGTGATCATGTGCCGACCTTTGACGGCCATCACGAACCCGGGGTGGCGACGGGCCCACCCGTAGACCTCCATGGTATTCTCGCCGTCGCCGGAATCGATCGCGACACGCGCCAGCCGCATGTTGCGGCCGTCCTCACTGGTCCAAGTCCGCGCGACCTCCGCGTCGAGCTTCGCCCAGGTCGCCTTGTCCGAGATCGATCCGAAGACCTCGATGCGCTCCACGAACTCGCGGCGGCCGCTTGGCCCGAACGCCCAGATGTCCAGGTCGATGCGGCCGCCACCGCCGCGCTGCACGTCGGCAGCGCCGACCAGCAACCCGGCCTTCGCCGAGGGCGTTCCAAGCCGCATCGCCTTCTCCCGGCGATCGTAGAGGCGCTGCCATTCCGGAGCCTCACCGCGCTCGGCCCATGCCTCGCCCAGCACCTGATTAACGAACGTGCGGAGCAGGTTCGGGTCCTTGCGAACCTCCAGGAACTCGCGCGCGATCTCCAGCCATGCGGCGCCGGGGTGCTGACTGTACGCTGCCCAGATGTGAAACGAGCGGTGGCGCGGGAAAGCATCCGGATTGTGCGCCCGCCACTCCCCCGCCTCGTCCATCGCCGGCTTGTCAGCTTCGTCGATGTCGCAGCCGTTGATGCACCGGTACCAGGCGCGGGTCGGGTTCTCCTTCGGCTCCCACCGGATGCCGGCGCCGGTACCGTCGCCGAACACGAGCTGCTGCATCTCGCCGCAGTGTGGACAGGGGACGTATCGATATTCCTGGCTGCCCTGCTCGAACAGCAGGTCGATCCGGCTGAAGCCTTTCACCTTCGGCGTCGAACCAGCTGCGCTGAACCGGCGCGGCGACGTCAGGTTGCGCTTGTACGCCAGCCGCGCGGGGTCGCCTTCTTCCTTCGACGCCCAGGGGTATCCGTCACATTCCTCGAGGAAGACGTCGTCAGAGGTGACGCGCCTGAACTCCTTGGGGCTGTTGGCGCCCTTGATCTGGATCCAGCCGCCCTTATAGCGCTTCGCCCGGATCTGGTTGTCAGCGTGCCTCGGCTTGAACGTGGCAACCGAGCGGACCACCGGCCATTGCAGAACCGGATCTAGATCGTCGCGGCTGAACTTCTCCGCGTCGTCGATCGTCGGCTGGTAGATCAGCGTGCGAGCCGGGTCGAACTTGATGCGCCATGCGACGAAACATTGCAGGATGGTCGAGTAACCAATGCGGCTGCTCTTCCGCACCGACAGCTGCGACGTCTCCGGATCCGTGAACGCGTCGGCGATGTCCGCCTGGAACGGGAACGGCCGGATGCGCGCACCGTCGTCGGAACGCGCATGCTCGACCATGAACTTCGACAGCGGCGGCCGCTCGCGAGGCTTGCACGCGGCCAGCCACGCACGGGCGAGCGCTACACCATGCGCGCCGGGCGCCTCGTAGGGCTCAATCGCCCCCTTCTTCTTCGGGCTCGCTGTCATCGAAGCCCCCGCCGCGCGCCTCCTCAATCCGGGCCATGCTCAAGTCGGTGAGGACGTTGTTGATCTCGGCGTCGATGCGAGCGCGAAGCTTGGTGTCGCCCTTGGCGACGCGGGCGCCGACCTGCTGGAGCTGCGCCACGATCATGACGATCACGCCAGCGCCGGCGGCCACCATGTCGGGCAACGAGGCGAGTTCCTGCCGCCGCTCGGCATTGTCCATCGCCTTGGCATCGGCCTGCTCTTTCGCAAGCCGCGCCTGCTCCTGCTCCTTGTCGAGCATGCCGCCGCCTTCATTGAGGTCGGCAATGACGCGCTCCAATTTGCGGAGCCGATACGAGACGAATGCCTCGACGTATTCCTCCGCCGTCGTGCCCGGCCGCGGCAGTTCGCCTGCCTGCATCCGGTCCCGAACCCAGCTGTCCGACATGCCGACAAGCCACGCGACGTCAGCCCGGGTGAGCGTTTCGGTGTCGATCGCCAAAATGCCGCCTCCACACGCCCGAAAACGGCCGAAAACCGCCAGATTTCGTGTCAAGGCGGCGGCACCCATGTGGAATTTCGCGCCTAGACGGAAGTTGCGCCTTTGCCCCCCGTATTACCCTGCGGCGCCGGAAGGACCCAAGGGGGGGGGCGGTCCCACCATGTGGGATGATGGGTCGCGCCGAAGGTCGGAGGGTCGAAAATCGGTCTAGGTGCGAGGGTTAGGCCTCACGGCTGAAATACTCCGAGCCCGCGATCGCGGCGCTTACCAAGCCGCCTGTCCTCCACGATGCCACAGCGGCCGAGCCGAAGGCCGGGCCCTGCCCCGCACCACCGCACGCACGTCGGCGGCGATACGCTCGCACTCGGCGATCAGCATGTCCGCGCGGGCAGTCGTGCGCGAGGGCTGCTCCATGGCGTCCGCTAGCGTCTCGATCTCACCCGCAAGGTTGCGCAGCCGATCTGACGGGGTGAGCGACGTGCCCGACATCCGCACCTCCAGACCGCGCTGCGCAGGCGAGCCGCTAAACCGGCTCGCGTCTTGGATTTCAGGTAGCCTGCCGGACTCCCGGCCAAGCGCCGCATAGGCGCCCTCACCGGTCGGTCATGATGACGAGGGCAGTGGCGCTTACGCCGGCGCATCGCTCGTCTGGGCTGATCAGTCAGCAGATGACGGCTCTGCTACAGCATTCCCCCGCAATGTGGAAGTCTCAATCGTCACGCGCAGGTGGGTGCCGAACAGGAGCAGCGTGTGCCGGCCGTCGCTCTCCTCGACAATGCCCGACAGGCCGGCGAATGCGCCCTCCTCCACGGCAACCTCAGAGCCGCGCGCATAGGGCACGGCGCGCTCCCTCAGCGGTCGTCCATGCCGCTCCTGAGCGTCCAGGCTCTGCTCCATGCGGCGCCTGCTCTCGGCCTCCCGCTGGCGCAGGGATGCGATCTCAGCCTCCGGCACCAGCACCGATGCGCCGTAGTGGCGGAAGATGGAGAAGGCTGGATGCCCGCTTTCCTCCGCCACCTCCAGACGCCGAAGTTCGCCCAGGTCAGCGGCCGGGGCGAACACATAGGTCGGAAGGTAGGGAACGGGTCGGAACTCTCGCTCCTTCTCCCTCGATCGCGGGATGCGCCGGCGCACATGCTCCACCGGCGTCCACGCAAGAATGCCCGCGTCCGCGAGCGAGCGGGCAAGTGGCAGGGTTCTGCCGCCGTGCGTCCGCAGGATGCACCAGCGCTCCTCGCGTGCGCGCTCCCCGTTCTCCAACGCCATCACTTCCACCCCCGCTTGTTACGTTGATCCGCCTCGCCCCGCACGTCCCACTCCCCTGGGGCAGACCTCTGTGCCACGGGCGGCGGCGGGCGCGAGGACCGCGACAAGGCCGCCACCGGCATCCGATAGCTGTGGCTGAAGACCCGGGCGCCCAGGATGTTGACAGCCCGGCGCATCGGCTCGTTGCCTTCGTGGCAAGCGAACCGGACCTCGTCGAAGTCACCGCCCACCACCTTGCTCCGGATGCGCTGAAGGAGGAGCGTGAACGCAACCGGATGGGCCGGGTCCGAGAAGGCAAAGTCCACACTGAACGCCCGCTCGTCTCGATCCTCACTGAAGCTGACGCCGGCTACGCAGGTTGCGCCGTCCATCACCGCAATGGCCGGCTGGTCCCAACGCGCGGCCGGGTACCGCATCCAGCCTTGCTCGATCAGGATCATTGACGCCCGATATGCAGCGGTCATCGCCGCCTGGCTGTTACAGAGCTTCGGCAGCTCGACGACGCGCAGCCGTCCGCCGACCCCATCGGCCGTCTCGAGTTCCGGGCGCGGATCGCCAGCGGCCAAGCCGCGCGGAGGCCTTCCACCCATCACGCCGCCTCGCTGTGCTGCTGAGAGCCTGCGCTAGGAATCAGCGGCAACAGCCGAGCCCGGGCGCGTTCCCCGGCGGCAGCGAGGATCTCGCGCATAGCCTCCGGGGTCAGCGGGTCGCCTTCGAGTTCCGCCCGCCTCGCGTCGGCCTTCTTCGCCTCGGCTGCCAGCCGCTCCAGCCGGACCGCACGCGCCTGGCGCTGGTACTGCAGCGGCGAGATGAAGGTCCGCAGTTCACCAGCCGAGCGTGGGAAAAACCGGCGGCCAGGAGCATTGCAGTAGGCGCGGCACGCAGCTTGAAGGATGTCGAGCGGCACGTCGTCGAGGTGGACGCGCAGCAGCTTCACCGTAGCCTCGGCCTCGTCCGCATCCTCGTCTCGGAGGATCGTGCCGGACCGCAGCCCCATCAGCACGGCGTGGCGTTCGGCTGGGGCGGCTGGCACCATCGCGGACCGGTGCTTCTCCGCGGCGATCAGCAGCGCCGGCGCGGCGCCAGCCGGGATCGGCCGGCCGTAGCCGTGGGGGAAGCTGGCATCGAGCTCGCCCAGGTCAACCCAGGCCGGGATCTCCGCCTCCAACATAGCGATCGAGGAGCGGGTCGCGATAGCGGCTCCGGTCCGACCAATGTCCTCGCGGACTGCGATTTCGTTGCTGCTGCTCATCTGCCCGGATCACCCAGTTTCGGAAGGTTGCTTGCCAGTCGGTCTTTCGACCCTTCGCTCCGGGCTGGGCCCGGAAGTAGTCGCGGAACTTGGACAGTTCCCGGTCGAGCATCCCCGGCGGCCAACCGGCGGTTGCGTCGGCCGCTGCACTGCCTTGGGGAAAAGCTTCCGGTGCCCAATCGTCAGCCAGCCGCTGCGCACGCTGATCCGCTGGCGCCTTGCGGGACCTCGCAGGATGCGAAGCATCCGGAGAGGGTTGGTTGTTCTTGGCTATTAGGGTGTCTGTGGGACGGGTCTTAACGTCCTCACTGACGGGCGTACCGCTGACGCCCGTCAGTCCGACGCCCGTCCCACTGACGGGTTTGGGATCGTTGACGGCTTCCGGGATAGCCTGCGGGTGCACAACATAGACAGCGGTGTCGTGTCGACGCTGGCGCCGCGACAGGTGTGCACCCTCCACCAGTCGCTTGATCGCACGTTGAACGGTGCGCTCGCCCTTGCCCGTCTTCTCGACGATGTAGGCGATAGAGGGCCACGCCTGGCGATCATCGTTTGCCATGAAGGCGAGCAGCACAAGGACGGCACGCTCGTGCTCGTCCAGCCCAGCCGCAGCATAGGCGGCCCGGATCAGGTCGAAGCCGCAGGAGGTCGCGCTCATCGCCACCCCCACACGCGCAGGATCTCTGGCGCCTGGTCCGGACGGTTCGCAAGCGCCCACGGCAGGTCCAGCCGCTGGATCTCGTCGCGCCACCACTCCTGGTCGGGATCAAGGTCGTCCCACCCTTCCCGCTTCACCTCGACGAAGCCGACGCGCGGCTTGCGCTGGTCGAGCACCGTGAGGTCGGGAAAGCCGGGGCGCATGCCGTCCGCCTTCAGCGCGGCCACCTGCTTGGCGCGCGACAGCGGGCCGCCAGCGAGGTGGCTGCCGTTCGGCACGTGCACGGCATGGCAGCCCTGCCACGCGAAGCTGTCGATCAGCGCGCGCTGTACCGGCCGTTCAAGGAGCGGCGGAAGCTTCACGCGGGATCCCTGTTCGTCGGCTTCACGCCAGCCGCTCCCGGATTTTCGCGGCGAACGCCGTCAGTTCGGCCGCGCGCGCCTCGACCGCAGATGCGGCGCCCAACAGGTCGGCGTCGCTCAGCCCCCGGTCGATCGACAGCTTCGCGCGGAGCGAGCGGCTGGCGAGGCCCATGCCCTCCGCCAGCCGCTCCTGGCCGACGAACTCCTGCGCCTTCTGGAGCAGGGTGACGCGCATCAGGCGCTCGCTCAGCGAGCCGTGCCGCTTTTCCGGCTCGCTCATGCTGTCCGCCGGCGCGCAAGGGCGCGCGCCTGCGCGATGCACTCCGTCTTTTCGACGTTGCTGGCGAAAACCCGATCAAGGGCAGCGCGCGCCGCCACCTTGTCGCCGTTCTCGATGGCAGTTGCGAGCTCCATCAGGTCGCCCTTCTTCCGGAAGTTCATGCTGCCTTCGCCTGCTTCTGGTCGGTGGTGGGGAGGAACGGTGCGACGAGGGCGCGCAGGTCGGGCTGGGCGACCGACGAGATGACAGTCGGCTCCAGCGGACCGGCCATGCGCCACTCGATCTGCTCCTTGCCGAACAGCAGGAGCGCGTCGCGCACGGGGCGGAGCGCGAAGGTGACGCGCATGGGCGAGCCGAGCCAGTTCGCCACCAGTGCGACGGTGGCGTCGTCCTTGCCGCCTTGGCTGGCCGCGTGGACCTCGCATGCGGCGCCAAGCCGAAGCTGGAACTCGCGATGTCGGGGGTCGGAAACCGTGGTCGCCAGTTCGATGTGTGCGAGCAGCGTGTCGGCAGTCGCGCGCAGGACATTGCTCCGCTCCGTCCGGAACTGCTGCTCGGCATTGAGGGGCGACGCATCGATCAGCGCGGAGGTGATGCGGATGTCGCCAGCCGCAAAGGCGACCGAGCGCCCGTCCGCGTGGATGCTCACCTCCCCTTCCATGGCGTCGAACGTCACGAGAAAGAGCTTCACGGCCTCGATCGGCACGATCAGCGCGACGCCACCAGCCGCGGGCGCGATCTGCTCGTGCGCCCGGCCGTGCTCGGTCGAGAAGAAGCCCAAGGCCTCGGCGGTGCCGCGGATGTGCACCCCGCCCATGGCGACCTGGTCGCCGCCCTCCTTCGGCACCGCCACCGTGGCAGAGAACCCGCTGCGCACCTTCGACAGCGGTGCGCGCAGCACCTCGGCGGGCGTACGAGCCGGGACATAGGGGCGCCGCGAACTACGGAGCGTCATGCGCTGACGGCCGCAGTTGAACAGCGCCTCAGCGTCCGTCAGCTGCATGTGCACGGTGGCGCCGGTCGCGCGATGCACCCAGCCGCCGAGCATCGCCGCAGGGACGATCGCCTGGCACTCACCCATGGCGGGCACCTCGACCACGATCTCCCGCTGGAAGTTGGCCGACCGGATGGTCGCGAGACCTCCAGCCGCGACGATCTCCACCAGCGGCGGCCCGGGCATCGCCTTCATGCCCTCGGCGCGCGGGGGGAACCAGTCAGGCGCGGCCCAGCCCGCAACCTTGGACGCGATCGAAAGCGCGCGCGCCAATGCGACGCGCTCAAACTGCACGCTCGTCATGCTGCTTCTCCTTCAAGGAACGGGAGGGGCTTCTCGGCCTCCATCGCGTCGAGCAGGGCGCCGCGGTCGGATGCCAATCGGCGCTCCGCGATCGCGGCGTATTCGGGGTTCAGCTCGATCAGAATCGCGTCGCGCTGGAGCCGGTCGGCCACGAGGCCGGTAGTGCCCGCGCCGCCGAAGGGATCGAGCACCACGCCACCAGCCGGGCAGCCCGCCATGATGCACGGGGCGACCAGCGCGGGCGGGAATGTGGCGAAGTGCGCCTCGCTGAACGGCGCCGTCGCGATCTGCCAGACCTCGGGCGGGATGATGCCGGACAGGTCGGGCTCATAGTTGCGAAGGAAGCGGCGACCGTCCTCCGGAGCGGCTGCTGCGTCGCGCTGTCCAGCCTCACGACCCGCACGATGGCGGCTGCCGTGGCCGCCTGCGCTCGTATCCCACCCGTCGGGCATCTTGTAGCGCTGGTTACCCACCGTCGTGCGGCGGCGGACGCCGTCACCCGTGCTCCCGGGATAGCCGTTGCTGTTCTCGTCCTGCGCGCGCGGCATACGGACCGCCAGCGCGTCGTAGTGGCTTTTCGCCGACTTGGTCAGCAGCCAGATCTTCTCGTGTGCGGTCGACGGTCGATAGCGTCCGCTGCTGTCCGGCATCGGGTTCGGCTTGCCCCACACGATCTCCGAGCGGACCCACCAGCCGGCATCCTGCAGCGCGATCGCCAGCCGGTTCGGGATCATGCACAGGTCTTTGGGCTTCAGGATGCCGCCTGCGGCGATGCGTCCGGCTGGCGGCGGTGCGGTACGGACACCATCCGTCGCGCCGCTCATCTTGTTGCCGCGCGCCGCGCGGGCCTCATCGCTCATCTCGACGTAGACCGGCCCGATGGTAGAAAACGGCTTGTCGCGGAACGTGCGATCGTCGTTGCCCGCCGCCTTCGTATCCGCGGCGCTGCGCCCGCTCGGCTTCGTCGCGTAGCAGTCGCCGTAGTTGAGCCAGAGCGTCCCCTCCGGCTTCAGCACGCGCTTCACCGCCTCGAACACGTCGACCATGACCGCCAGGTGCTCGCCCAGCGTCGGCTCAAGCCCGATCTGACCGTCGACGCCGTAGTCGCGCAGGCCCCAGTACGGGGGCGACGTGACGCAGCAATCGACGGAGTCCGCCGGCAGCCTCGCCAGCTGCTCGCGCACGTCCCCGATCAGGATCCGGACGCTCACGCTCCCGCGCTCCGCAGGGGCTTGCACGCCCGGCAGGAGATGGTGACGTCGGGCGCGATGCGTGAGCCGCAATAGTGGCACATGGCCTGCGCGGCCGCGGGGGGCTCTGCGACCGGCGGGGCGTCCTCGCGCAGATCACGCCGCACCGGGTTCGCACGGCACCACACGCTGTTCGCGTTGCGGCCCAGGAGCGCACCGATCTCGCTGTCGCTCTTCCCGGCGCGCACCTCGCGCTCCACGATCGCGATCTCGTCAGCGGTCCACGGGCGTGCCTTGCCGGAGGTCACCCGCGAGGCCTTCAGAGCGGTCACCCCGGTGGACTTGCCGCTCGCGACGATGGTGATCACCCGGGACGTACCGCGGCCGTCCACCCTAATGAGGCCGCGGTCCAACAGCCGTCGGATCACTCCGCCACCGGCGCCGCGCGTGGACGCGCCGAGCATATGCGACAGGTCAAGGTTGGATGGGCACGGCGCCCCCACCTCGGCCGCTGCGGTCAGCACGGCGAGGACGGCGTCTGCCGATCCGACCGCACGCGGTTTCTCTGTCGCGGAAGCGGCCATCGCCGCCCCCGCGCTGTTCGTCATGTCCATGTCGTCACTCCTGCCGGTGGTGCCGGCGCTCAGTTCCTCAGGATGCCACCACGGTGGGTCGGCGAATGTTCGTGCATTTCTGGAGCCAGGAGCCGGTCGCCGCGTGCAGCTCGCGCATCATCGCTTCGCCGGTCAGATATTCTTGGTGGGTGATGGTGCGGCCGCCGGGGCTGTCGGGGTGCTCCGCTTCGTTGAGCATCACCAGCGCACGTGCCAGCACCAGCTGCAGGTCGTCCGAATCGCAAACCGCGTTCTCGGCGACCAGCCGCAAGCCCTTCGCGCGCAGCCAGTCGTCCAGCACGTCGGGTGCAACACACAGCGCGCGGTCGATCACCTCCAGCGTGGGCATCGACCCGGCAAGCTGCTTATCGACGCCGGGGCCGGTGCACTCGATGGCGTCGCAGAAGGCGCCCTTCCCCAGCCGATCAATCGCGCGGCTCCAGCCGTGCATCAGCTTGGCGTGCAACCGTGGTCGTGGAAGTGGGGTCGTTTCACCAACGACAGTTTCGTCGATCATCGCGCATTCCGATCGGCATGAACGGGGGTGAAAACAGCAGCGGCCGGGCCGCGCTTGAGCGGGCAGCGCTCGAATGGGCAGGAGCGCGCCTCGGGGTGCTCGGCGTGCACGTCGCACGTGGTGCAGCGGGGCGTCGTCACGCTGCGACCTGCTCGGCGCACTGGTGCTGGCTCATGTACTTGCGGACCTTGGCCTCGGTCTCGGGCCACACGCGCCGGCCGTTGCGAAGATCACGAACGAAGTGCGGATCGTTCATCGCCTCACGCCCGAAGGTGACAGCTGCCGTGCCGGTGCGCTGCAAGAATGCGTCGACCGCGCTGCGTAGGGTGTCGCTCGTCATGTGGGCTACTGTACGTAGGGCGCGCCCTACCGTCAACTGGAATAAGTAGGGTGAACCCTAGTATAGCACGGGCGGCGGCGGTGTGGGACACGGCCTACATGGCAACAGACGAACGCAGCCCCCTTCAGACGGCACTCGCGGCTGCCATCGACCGCGCGCCGCACACCCGCGACCACTTCGATTCGCAACTGCGGAAGATGCTCGGAACCACCGGAAAGCCGTTGTGGGATGTAGAGCGCGGGAAGGTGAAACGGCCCGGGCCCAAGGTCCTACGTGCTATGGAGCAGGTGCTCGGATTCGAGCCAGAATACCTCGTTGACCTTGTCCATCCGAGAGAGGACGGCGCGCCGAGGCACGCCCCGGATCAACCAAACATTCGGACGGTAGACGGCAACGAGACGGTCCCGATCATCAAGCTAGACCTGTCTCTGCCGATGGGTCCCGGAGCAACGGTGGACGACTACATCGAGGAAGAGCCTGTTACTTTCGACATTGGCTACGTCCGTAGTTTCACGCGAACCCCACCGCACCGGCTGCGGCTGGCTCGGGGCGTGGGGGACAGCATGTACCCAACGCTCAACAGCAACGACCTTGTGTGGATCGATAGCACGCAGACTCGCCTGAACCAGGCTGATCGGGTGTGGGCCGTATCAATCAACGGCGGTGCCGCGATCAAACGACTACGCCCGTTGAAGGGAGGGCGAGTGCTCGTGATTTCCGACAACCCGACGATCGACAACTACGAAGTCGACGCCGACGAACTGATAATCGGCGGTCGGGTTATTCGTTTTGCGAGGGACCTCTAAGGGCGAGAAGAGTGCGCCAGATATCCTTAGCAGTCGTTGGCGCTGATTACCCCAACAAGCGCGGTCCGGGCCGACGATTTGAACTCGCGATATGCGCGCCCGGTGAACGGGTCGAGCTGCGGCCCGAGCCTGACAATCCAGCGGATGAATTTGCCGTAGCAGTCTACAGCTGCCGCGGCATCCAGATCGGCTACCTGACGGCCGAGCGCGCGCCGTGGATTGGTGGAATGCTTAACTCTGGTCGAGACATCATAGCCGCCTTCCAGGAGGAATCGGCCTACGGCGCGGTTGTGCGCGCCGCGTTCGATGGCGACGAACCATTGCTGCCCCAGAAGCGCATGCCTTCCCCGCGTGACGAGGACGACGGCTTCTGGCCTGACCCGGTCTACCCGGACGAATAGTAGGGCACGCCCTACGATTATCGTTTGACTTAGTAGGGCACGCCCTACATATTGCCTACATCAGCCGCGCGGTTTTGCGGCGCAGATGGAGGCGACGACCGTCGTGTTTCACGAGACCGAAGAACCCGATCCCGACGTCATCCAGGCGATCGAGGATTTCCGCTCAACCGCGCTGCAGATCCGCGACCTGAGCGATCGCGCCAGCAGGCTGCCGGAGAACGACCGCCGCCGCATCGCCCTCGAGGCTGATAAGGCGGAGCTGTTCGGCAAGGTCCGGCTGCGCTGCCGCCGATTAGGCAACGACTGGACGGCCGAGGCGCTGCTCCTCGCCATCAACGACGACATCCACCGCCGCGCGGGTCGCGTGGCGAAGCCGTCACGCGAATCCGCCCGCATGCACCTGGACCGGGTGAATGCCCTCACGTTGCGCGAGCAGGAGCTGACCGCGCAGGCCGCTGAGTTGTCGCGCCAGGTCAAGGAGGCGACTGCGGCCCGGGTTGCGGCAGAGCGTGTGGCGGCCGCCTACGGCGCAAAGGGGCTCAGCGCATGATCGCGCCGGAGATGCCCCAGGCGGCCACCGCGCGCCGCCGCTTCGTGGCCGAGCTCGGCCGGGTCCGCGCATCGGCCGCCTCCCAGAACGCCGCGCTGATGCGAGTGGAGCGGCAGGAGGGCGAGCCGAAGCGCACCCCGAGCGAGCTCCGCATGCGCGCGCTCGTATGCTGGTGCGCCATCGCTGGCGCCGGATTGTGGATCCACTGCCTCGCGGTTGCCGCCGTGGCGATCTGGGAGAGAATCTGTGGCTGATCCGCTCCACCCCGTCGACGTCGACCGCGACTGCTGGCTGATGCGAGTGCAGCGGGAGGTTGAGGCGCCCGAACCCGAGCTTACGCCTCGCGAGCGTCGGATCTGCTCGCTGGTGTGGCGGGTCACTATCGCATGGTTCGGGCTGGAGATCGTCGCCGTCGGGATCGCGATCGTGCTGCTCTGGGAGAGCTTCCATGGCTGATCCGATCCACCCGGTCGACGCCGACCGCGACCGCTGGCTGATTGAGAAGGCGCTGCCGATCGCGGCTGCCATCATCGCCGCCGCCCTGACCATCGCCCGCACGCTGGGAGCCCACCTATGAGCCGCCCCGCCCCTGCCAAGCCGTCCGCCTGGCTGCCGCTGTTCCTCGCCTGCATGATCTTCGGCGCTGCCGGCGCAGCCGGTGCCAGCGACTGGCGATCGTTCGCCGTGTTCGCGGCCGGCGTCCTGTTCTTCGGCTGGCCCTACGCGGCCCGCCTGATCCCCGCGCGGCCGCGCCGCGCCAGTCCACACCGCTAAGGAGCTTCGGCCGCAATGAACGCGCCTGCCCATTTCGATCTGCCCGACCGCCTGCTGCGCCTCCCTGAGGTGACGGCCATGGTCGGCCTGGGCAAGACGATGATCTACCGCAAGATGCGCGAGGGGAGCTTCCCCGCGGCGCTCAAGCCCGGCGGCGTCTCGACGCGCTGGAAGGAGAGCGAGGTCAACCGCTGGCTCGAGAAGGTCAGCGAGAACCGCATCGAGGGCGCGCAGCATGGCTGACGTGATCGACGACGCGCAGCTGATCCAGGACGAGCACCTCGCGCGCAGCATCGCCGCCGCGCGGGCGCCGATACCAGCCGGCAAGCCGGGCGAGTGCGACGAGTGCGGATACGACCGCCCGCGGCTGGTGCGCGGCCGCTGCGCCTTCTGCCGGGACGGCCGAACGCCGCACCCCTGAACACCACCAGACGAGCCGGATTAGCGGCACACGAGGAGCCTACCCCATGACTGACCTGTCCGGCCTGATCAGCAGCGCCGTCGCTGCGAAGATGACACCCGACTTCATCGAGAAGGAGGTCAACACCCGCGTCGAGAAGCTGATCGTCGAGAGTATCGACCGCGCGCTCCGAACCTACAGCGAAACGGGCAAGCTGATCGAGAAGGCCGTCGAGGACGCCCTGCGCGTTGATCGCCTTGATCTGCCCGCCTACGGCAACCTCGTCGCGGGGATGGTGAAGGCGCAGATCGAGGCGAAGGTCGCGCCCCTCATTGCCGGCCGCCTTGCCGAGGATCTCGACGAGCTACTCAAACTCGCGCCCAAGGAGGTGAAGCTCTCCGAGATCGCGGCCGAGATGTGCAAGCGGCATGAGGGCGAGGGTTATGGCGACGTCATCACCGTCATCGTCGAACACAACGATTATGGCTCGACGTGGGTCTACCTGGACCAGGAGGAGGTTCACGAAGCCGGCGACAAGCACCGGTGCGACTTCCGCCTCCTGATCGGCAGCGACGGCAAGATTTCGAGCGCCACGCTGCGGGAGCACGACATCAAGTCGTCCCGGCACTTCGGCAGCAGCTACGGTCTGGAGCAGAGGATCCGCGCCTACTTCGCGTGCGGGACGACCATCATCCTCGACGAGGACGCCGTGGTCACCTCGGTTGGCGATTACTGATGCCTGCCCAGTACCGCGAGATCCAGGTGGCTCCCGGCCACCGCCTCACCGTCCGCCGATCGCGCCAGGCCGCGACCCGCGCGGGCTTCGTCATGGTCGAGAAGTCGCACCGCCCGCCCTTCGAGGTGCGCGAGCAGTGCTGGCAGGAAGGAAGGGTGCAGTGAGCATGATCCAGTACGCCACCGTCGAGGAAATGCGCGCGTGGGCAACCACCACGATCGCGAGCTTGGCCCCAGACTTCGTGATCGGTCCCCCGGACAACCCTTACCTGCGCCGCTGGTGGATCGTCCCGCGGAACGCCGGCTGCAACGTCTACCTCCACGAGATCCTGCGCAGCGACGACGACCGCGCGCTGCACGATCACCCGTGGGCGAACACGTCGATGCTGCTCGACGGCCGGTACATCGAGCACACGCCGGACGGCACGTTTCAGCGGGAGGCCGGGTGGATCGGCAGTCGTGATGCCGAGGCCGCGCACCGGTTGGAGATCCTGCCGGGCGAGCGGGCCGTCTCGCTGTTCATGACCGGGCCCAAGCTGCGCGAGTGGGGCTTCCTCTGCCCGAAGGGCTGGGTCCACTGGCGCGACTTCACCGGTGGCGCGAACGGGGAGCTGGTCGGCCGCGGGTGCGGTGAAGCATGAGCGATCCGGAAATCCAGATGGGGTACCCGCTGCGGTGGCCCACCAGCCGCCAGCGGTCGCAGGAGTACCGGCACGCGGCCTTCCGGCACGAAGGGCGCCCGCTCACCCTCACGATCGCCCGGCGGCGTCTGGGCGAGCAGATCCGCGCTATGACCAAGGCCGGCAAGCCATGGCGGGTGCTGAACCAGGTGCTGTCGACCAACATACGCTTCACCGCGTCAGGAGCGCGGGACCAGAGCGTCAGCAGACGCGATCCAGCCGACCCGGGCGTCGCGTTCTATTTCGAGCTCGACGGGAAGCCGCACGTCCTCGCCTGTGATCGGTGGAGCACCGTGCAGGACAACATTGCGGCGATCGCGGCGCACGTCGAGGCGCTGCGCGGGCAGGAGCGCTGGGGCGTGGGCGATCTGCGCCAGGCGTTCGCGGGCTATACCGCCCTTCCCGCGCCGGGCGGCGCACCCGCGCGCAGCTGGCGAGAGGTGCTGGGGTTCGGGCGCGGGGAGCAGGTGACGTCCGCCGACGTTGAGCAGGCGTATCGCCGCCTGGCGCAGACGCGGCACCCGGACAAGCCCACCGGATCCGCAGAGACGATGGCAGAACTCAACCAGGCGCGCGAGGATGCGCGCCGGGCGGTGGGCGCATGAAGCGCGAAGATCTGTTGGGGCCCGTCTCCGTCGGCTTCCTCGCGGGCGCCGTAGAATCGGGCTGGGCCAGCGACGTTGAGGGCACCCGGTGGAAGCTGCTGCTCGCCACCATCCTGTTCGCCGCATCCTGCATCTGCCGCGCCATCCGCGAGCACCAGCCGAACGGGCCAGCCGCATGATCGAGATCATACCCGAAAGCACGAACTTCGACGCCGCCGTGGCGGGGAGTGGCGATCATCCATTTTCGCAAAGGACGTCCGCAATGACCCCGCTCCTCGACGCTCAGATCGCCGACGCGAAAGCCCGGTTTCAGGGAGGGAAGTGATGGATCGGTTTGACGCAGAGACGCGCGGCCTCATTCAAGCGGCTGCAAACTTCCTCGACACAGCGGCGGGAGAAGGTCTCGAGCTTGATGGCATCGATGCAATGACGCTCGTCGAGGGCTTGCACCGCCTGCTGGCTGACGAAACCACGGACAACTGCTTCCACGAAGACGTTTCGCTGTGGTTGGCCGGCAAGATTGCCCATGCTCAACCGGAAGGCATCTCTCAAGCTAGAGTTGTTCAAGCTGCATGGGACGAGATCGACAGCCTGCCGCCCTTGGACTGGAGCGAGGAAGAGGCTGAAGCCTTCATGGTGGCGGTTGCTCGAAACACCTCAGTCGCAGGAGCCACCGCATGACCTACCATTGGTCAGATACGAGCGCTTCAGCCCGACTGGTCCGATCGTCTTTGCGGAGGGATCTGGCAATCGGCGTCAAGACCGTTGCGGCCGTCTGCAGCGAAGACAGCCCAATTGAGGACGTCCGCCGCGACGCTGAGACGCATCCCCAAGAATACTTCAAGTGCCCCGAGTGCGGCACTGGCCCCTGGCACATCACCTACGGGGCTTACTGCCCCGACTGCATGGGATCTTGAGCATGACCGACAAGATCGACGTGGCGGGGCTGCGGGCTCTGCGGGAGAGGGCGACGCCGGGGCCTTGGGAATATCGTCCATATGAGGGCGATGACTGGGGGTTCGTGCGCGGGCCGGAGCAAAGCTCTACTATCGGACCGCTCAAGCCGCTGGTTGCCGTCGCTCGGCCCGGTCATCAGCATGATTTTGATGCGGACGCTCACCGGCGAGCTGGTGCCGACCCCTACGAGCCAAACGCCGCCCTAATCACCGCCGCCGTCAACGCCCTCCCCGCGCTCCTCGACGCAGCCGAGGCGACCGCCGCGCTGGAATGGTTCGGCACGCAACACCGGCTGTCGCTGGACTTCTACTCCCCGGTCTACGGCGATGATGATGACCAGTCCCAGGAGTGGCGTGTCACCAAGGAAAGCGGGTCGATCAATGATCGCGAGTGGGACGTGATTGGACGTGGCGAAACTCCGCTTGCCGCAATCACTGCCGCCCGCGCCGCTCTGCCGGAGCGCCCGCAATGAGCGAGGTCGAGAAGATCGCGTGGCGCTTGAGCCTTCGCCGCTTCCGGGGCTGGGTCGCCTACAGGCTGGTGATCCTGCTGCCGGCCCGTTTCGACTGCTTGTGGTGGCCGCTGCTGCCCTGGGCTGGGCTGTACGCGCACTACGACTGCGCCGAGGCAACTGCACATAGGGAGAAGATCTCGTGACCCAAGGACCCGGCACGATGACCTCCGAACAACCCGAAAGCGCGGTGGAGGTGCTGAAGCCCTGCCCGTTCTGTGGCGGCGAGCCTTGGAAGAACATAGCAGGCGTTGTCCGCTGCTCTGGCAAGCACGAGGGGCACCATCCGACGGTCGCAATGCCGGTCGCCGCATGGAATGACCGCGCCACCCAGCCCGCAGAGGCGCAGGGTGTGGGGGAGTTCGACAAGGAGTCTTTGCTGTACGATTGCGATCATTGCGAAGGTGCCCAACAATACGTTTCGGGTTGCGACACGCGGCATCTTTATAAACTTGCGGCACATAACCGGCGTGCAGAAATCCAGTATTGGCGGAATGATGCTTTCGAGGCGGCAGCGCAAATCGTAGAGCGATATAATACAGCCTTTTCCGATCCTGAGTGCGGTGCGGCCCCAAGCGATATACGGTCGCTAAAACAAAATACCGACTTCAATCCCGCGCCCCCGCAAGCCCTCGCCGCCGCCCCACAGGCCCCCGCAGGCGGGGATGCGGAGAGGATGCGGGGGGCATTGCTTCGAATCATCGCCGAGGACACGCCGGCCGGCACGGGCGGAGGAACCGGAGGCGGCCTCAAGATGGCAGCCATTGCGCGAGAAGTCCTCGCCGCAGCCCCCACCCCGCAGCGCGCCGACGCGGAGGACGTGGAGCGGGTGGACCCCGAACTTGTCGAGCGTGTTCGCCACGCGGTCGAGCATCCCGACGCGAAGGGCTTCCAACTCGCCAAGGCAGGTATGACCCGGCACGATTTCCGGCGCATCCTTGCAGCCCTCGCCGCGATGCCGCGCGCCAGCGATGATGGGTTGGCCGCAATGGAACGCCTCAAGCGCGACCAGTTTTGCAGTGGCCCCGACTGCACCGCATATGACCACGGCCGAGACGAAGGCATAGCGCTGGCGATCGCCGCTTACACCGCCGCGATGCCGCGCGCCTCGCAACAGGCGGGGCGGACGGAGCGGGAGGACGATCAGGCACGCATCGACGCTTGGGACGAGTTTGCGGGCGAGCACCTGACTGACGGCAAGGGCTACGCCGCAGCCGATGTGTGGCGGCGTTGCGAAACCGCCTTCAACGCAGCGTGGCCGAAAGGATGGGAAGCGGCCAACTCTGCCGCTTTCGCCGCCCTCCAGCCGGCACGGGAGGGGCGCGACTATGGTTGACATCCTGACACCCAGCACGGGCGAGACGCGGCCCGGTGGTAAGTTGCGGTTGAACAACCGCGGGTTTGAGGTCGGGGAGCGAGTGCTTGCCCGGTGCGGCGGCGGGTGGATCGTCAGCGACATCACCGCGCTGGCCGACACCACCGTCGGTATCCGCTGCCACGGTGCCCTGCCCTACCGGGACATAGCAGGGGCGATTCCGCCAGAGGTGGATGCGGATCAGCTGCTCGAGCGGCTGCGCGCCGTCGAGAGAACGGCGGACGCTGCGGTCGAGGCCGCACGCCGGGCGAAGTGGGACGCGCTGATGGAGTTCCTGGAAGCGGGCGAGCTCACCCGCGTACCGCCTCTCGTCCCGGGCATGTGATGCCCGCCGAGGCGCCAGCCTGAGAAACAAAAAAGGGCCAGCCTCGCGGCCAGCCCTCTTCGTCTCCTGGTGATGATCCAGCCGTCAGGCGGCCGCAGGATCCACGGCAAGGTCCGGCGCTGTTCGGATGATCCGCTCGACGTCGTCGGTGCGTCCAGCCGCCAGGGCGCCGCGTAGAGCATCCCGAAGCGCAGCCTGCCGTCCCGGCCCGAACAGCGTCTGCCGGCCGCATTGGTACTTCTCGGTGTCGGCGAGGAACGCCTCGACGGCCTCGGCCGGATGGTCCGGCAACAGCGGCAGGGCTCGCCCGATCACCCAGTCCATGAACTCGCGACGGGTGGCGCTCCACTCCCCCACCACCGGATCCCGGTACGGCCGGTCGACCAGCGCTGCGGAGTTCGGCTTCCCCTCCATCAGCAGCGTCGCCCATTCCTGCGCGATCGCTCGCCGGCGCGGCATGAAGGCGGCGCGGTTATACGCGCTCTCGACCTTATCCTTGGGCACGTGCGCCAGCATCAGGTCGACGACGGCGCGATCGCCTGCCCTGCCCTCCCGGCTGGCCCGCTCGTTCATGATGGTGGAGAACGCCGCGCGCCAGCCGTGCGGGACGTGCCGGCCGTGATAGCCGGCGCGGTTCAGCAGGTACCCGATAGCGTTCTCGCTCATCGGCTGGTGAGAGCTGCGCTGGTTCGGGAAGATCATCGGCAGCCGTCCGGTGATGTCCCGCATCGCCAGCAGCACGTCGATCGCTTCCATCGACAGCGGCACGACATGGTCGCCGCCGGTCTCCTCCTTGCGCGCCAGGGTGCCCTTCATGCGGGCGGCAGGAACGGTCCAGGTCGCGAGATAGGGCCCGTACAGCTGCCGGGTCCAGTCGACGCCGTCGATCTCCTCCCAGCGTGCGCCGCGCAGCTCGCCCGGGCGAACGGCCGTCAGCGCCAGCATGCGCAGCGCGAGCTTCGTGATGATATGCGAGGGCGTTGCCTCGGCGTCGGTGAGCACGCGGCGCACGCCGTCGAGGTCCGTGATCGCCGGCTGCTTGCTGCGCCGCGTGACCGGCTGGAGTTCGTTCTTGAGGCTGGCGGTCGGGTCGCTGTCCGCAATGCCCATAGCGATTGCGGAGCCGAACACGCCGGAGATCCGCTGGCGGATGCGCTTGGCGGTCTCGACGGAGCCGCGGCGTTCGATCTGGTGGAGGAGGTCGAGGATCCGAGGCGCGCGCAACCGCGCGATCGGCAGGCCGCCGATCTCCGGGAAGACGTCGCGCTCCAGCGACTGGATCACGTCGTCCGAATGCCGCGCCGACCAGCGGGGCTTGTTTCGCTCCCACCAGCGCCGGGCGATCCGCTCGAAGGTCGCCTCGTGATCGGCCTCCTGCGCCTTGGCGGTGAGCCGACGCTCGACGGCGGGGTCGAAGCCATCGCGGATCAGCGCCTTCGCCTCGTCGCGCTTTCGGCGCGCGTCCGACAGGGTGACCGTGGGGTAGGCGCCGAACGACAGCGTCTTGCGTTTGCCGCCGTGCTTATAGTCCATCCGCCAGAGCCGGCTGCCCGACGTGGAGACGTGCAGGTAGAGCTGCTCGGCATCGGCGAGCTTGTACGCCTTGTCGCGAGGCTTGGCGGCTTTCGCCTTCGCGTCGGTCAGCATGGTGCACCTTCTCCGGCTCGATACCGTACGCCCGCGATCCGATACCGTGCGCAATACCGCGTGGGGCGGTGAACGCGGGTGAACGGCTGCGAACAATCCCGGCACTCATCAAGCCGGGAAATCGCTGAGTTTCAAGGGGGAGTGAACCGCTGCGCACGCGTGCGGATACGGTATTGGCGGAGAGGGAGGGATTCGAACCCTCGGAACCCTTGCGGGCTCAACGGTTTTCGAGACCGCCCCGATCGACCACTCCGGCACCTCTCCGCAGAGGTTGGCATGCTCGGTTTCCGGGAAGGAAACGGCACGCCGGTCAGCGAGCGGTCGCCGTTAGGCCAAAGTTCCGGACAGCGCAAGCGCCTGCTTGTGCCTTTTCGCAGCGAGACTAGATATTACCCATGATTGAAATGTCCGAACCCCGGAATCTGCACGAGGCACCGCTGGCGATGCCGCCGGTCGCGCACGCCCGTTTCTCCATCGGCGACGTGGTGCGCCACCGCCTGTTCGACTTTCGCGGGGTAGTCTTCGACGTCGACCCGGTCTTCGCCAACAGCGACGAATGGTACGAGGCGATCCCGGCCGAGGTGCGTCCGCGCAAGGACCAGCCTTTCTACCACCTGCTCGCCGAAAATGCGGAGTCGAGCTACGTCGCCTATGTCAGCCAGCAGAACCTGGTGGTCGACGAGAGCGAGGAGCCGGTGGAGCATCCCGCGATCATCGGCTTGTTCGACGCCTTTGCCGACGGCCGCTACCGCCTCCGCCCCGAGCACCGCCACTGAGGGACGCGAACAAACGCGATCAGGTACCGCAGTCGACGTCGGGAGATCTTTGGGGCGCAGCGCCGGTCCGTCGGCGGCGAAGGGGTGGTGGAGCTGAGGGGAATCGAACCCCTGACCTCTGCAGTGCGATTGCAATCGTTCGTGCGGTCACGGAGGGAAAGCCCTCGCAAAATCCCTTACAACCGCGGAACAGCTGACGAACATCAGGCAGTTTGCGGTCCCGGTGCGGTCCCAATCTCAGCATCTGCACCGCTGCAGCCGGTTCACCGCAGCCTCGCGCAAGCGCTGCCAGCACCGCTTGCGCCCCGTCCGGCGTGAGCGCAGGCTGGCGGCAGAGGAGAGCGAGTCGTGACGGACCTGGCGGCAGTTGACGCAGCGTACCGGCGGCTTGAAGCTTTCCGAGAGCGCTATGTCGATGACAACGCGGTGATCGATGCGTCCAGCGGCCTCACTATCACTGATCTCGATGTCCTCCTGATGCGGTTACAGCAGACGAAGAACATATCGACGGTACCGATGTTACACGCTGCCGACGTGCAGGACTTCCTTGCAAGCCGGCGGAATAAGCCATGATCCACTGCCCGAACGATCCGTAGTTCGTGCGCGAGATGTCTGATGCGGAGGCGTGACGATCCGAGCTCAAGCGACGAGGATTGCATGTATGAGCGAGTCGATTGGCCCGCAGTTCTTTCCTCGGCCCGCTACGCCATCGCAGCTCTCCGTGCCGGTGATCGCAGTTGGGCCATACGTGGTCGACGATGGCGGCGATCGGATCGCTGAGTGCGTCACCCCGGAGTTGGCAGCCTTGGTCGCATCGCTGCTTAACCGTGACGCGGGTAGCAGATAAGGCATGCAAGACGCCGAAACTGGGGCCACCTTGCACCCCGCACGCCGCGAGGTAAGGGGCGAGGAGAGAGGCATGACGGCATATCCGATCTATGGCGGCCCGCTGCATGGCGGCACCGCGGAGGAAGGGGCGAGCGTTTACGGAAGCCGGGCGGCGCTGGCGTCGTTTGCCTCGCGCGATGTCGAAGGGAAGGTTTCGGACTGGCCCAAATATCACTATGTTCTGTGTAAGTCCGACGACGGGACCAAGGCGTTCTTGCCTCGCGAAGACAGGAACTTGCTCATTGCGTACCAGCAGACCAGCAGGCTGACCGAAGATCCCGCGGCTGAGGCGCTGTTATCCGAGATCCACCGCCGCGATCTTGACATTTAGCCTCGCCGCCGCGAGCGCGTTTGGACGCCACAGCGGAGCGAGCGATGATACCTGCCGACCAGCGCTGCCCGTGTGCTACGGCAGCGGCATCTCCAGCCCCATTGTGCATCCGATCTGGCACAGTGTCCAAGCGCCTCAGCCGTCACCTTGTTTGATCTGCGGCGGCACTGGGCTGTTGAGCGACATTGAGCTGGTGCAGGCTAATCGCCACACTCGCGGGGACGCCAACGATCCAGCCATTATGGCATTGCTGGCGGAGACGCACCGCCGCGGGCTCGGAGCCTGACTATGATGCAAGACTGGAAAGCTGAGCAGAAGGAGTGGCTCGCAAAAGCACGCGCAGCCGGTCCCGGATACCGGGTGTGGCGCTGGCACGAGGTGCTTGAACCTGAGGGGCAGGAGGTCTGTCACTTCAAGCTGCTGGCACCGGGCGAGAAGCTTCCGGACGGCGCGGGCGTGGTAGTCGAACCGTGAGTTACGGGGCCGACCGGCGATCGAGACGGCGACGCGATGACGCGGCGACCCGATACGCAGCTGATAAAGCTGCGGCACGGCCGCGTAGATGGCCCCCTTCCATAGCGACATGCGCCGAAGCTCTGCTGATCATGGTACTGGCGGCGGTGGTGATCGTCACCGGCACGTGGGCATGGGCCGTCTGATCTAGCCTCACCGGCGGCCGCCCCTACATCACCCCCCTGCCCAAGCTCCCGCCCGAACCGCACCAGTGCGACGGCACCGCGCACGAATGGGCGCCCGCGCCAGCCAAGCCAGGCGAGTAGCAAACCGCGGTCGCGCTCTGCTGCGGCATCCGAGCGGTCAAGAGGTGGGGCGAGTGGATGTTTGCCCCTTGAGCGCTGGCGACTCGAATCCGTGCACCTCGATGGTAAACTGGATCAGGCCCTGCTCATCGGCCACCGCTAACCGCCAGGTCCCTCCGGGCCAGAATGCCCCGTCTATCTCTCGCAGCATATCGCCGGCAAAGATGACGGCCTTCGATTTGGCTTCTTGGATGCCGGAAAGCTCGATGAGCTCAGAGGGCTCGAACTCCGAACCCTTCTCAATGAGGAAACGGTACTTGGGCATCGGCAACTCCTAGCGGCCAATAAGCCGCGAGGACGCGCGCCGTTCCGTCAGCCGTCCGGCCTAAGCCACGTCTGACCATGTGCGGAACGAGCGGGCCCGAAGTGCATCGCCAGCCGTTCAGCCCATGAACCGTCGAGCCCCCCGTGCCACGATGCGATAGAGGACCTCCCATGACGCCATCGGTCACGTTCTGCCGGACCCAAGAAGCCCTCCAACTAGCTCTCGCAGCGTCCGCTCCTTTGGAGAACAGCCGGAGAATTGCCGGGGTGGCGGCCGTGGCATGGGCGAAGGAGGCCGATAGCGCTGAGCGCTCCGACGCCCGGAAATCGAGAAATGCGGCTCTGCAACAATCGGCATCGAACGTGCGGGACGCGGAAGACCGTGCCATGAGCGAGAATCCCGACCGGGGCTTCGCCTGAGATCGCTTCGAGCCGCGAAGACGCAATAAGCAAGTTGGTTGAACCCAGGCCAGAGCTCAGGCCGGGCTTGCGCGCGCACCAGTGCGCGGGTGATCAATGAACCCGCATCGGCGGTGGACTCAGACCGACATCACCGCGCTTAGGGATCTCCTTCAGCAGGGCCACCCGGGCGAAGAAATTGCCAACCGGCTGCACCGCAACCCGGAGGAAGTCTCCTCGATGATGCAGCGCCTGCGTCTCCGGCTGATGCCGCCGCCGCTAAGTAGCGAATGACAGGATAGCGGCAATGGAACCCTCAAATCACATCATAGCCGTCGGGCTGCTGTCCCAGCGCGACCTGGAAGCTCTAGGCGCTGGATTCAAGCGCGCATATCCGGTGGAGGATGTGTCCTGCTTTGATGACCTCCTCAAAGCCATAGACGCGGCAGAAGCCGAAAGACCCGGCGAGTCCGAGCAGGGAAGCTAGGCTCGTCCAGAGCGGGCGGCAGATGCGCGCGCCGGGGCGGAACTTAGCGTTAGAGCGGCCCGTTGATGATAGCGCGCAACCGGAAGCGAGCAGTTCCCCGTACTGCCCGTCTGCACCAGCCCCCCGTTCGTGCAGGCGGGCTTTTCCCCTACCGCTTCACCGCCGCCACCCCGGCCATCAGCGGCACTGCGGATCAACCCGTAAGCCAGGTGGTTCAAGCCGCAGCGCAAATTCGGCCCGCCCCTAAGCGTACAGGTGATACTGATGTTGAAGCTCATCGTTGCTCTTGCCGTCCTTGCCTTGATCGTCGTGTTCGTGCGGCGGCAGATGAAACGTGCTGAAGGTCGGAAGCGCCATGAAGCTCGCCAACTACGGCAAGAGACCGAACAGCAGGAGTGGGATGAGGCGATGAGCAGGCAGCGGGATGACCAGGCCGCCCCTACCGCTTCACTTCCACCGTCAGGACAAAAACGCGTTCCGTAATGATCCGGGCGCAGTTGTTAACGCGGCCACCCCTCCACCAGCAACCGCCGCTTCGCCTCGCACGCCGCTAGATCGAACCGCCCGTCACGAATCGTCCCGTCGTCGTCGGCGGCAGTAGCACTACTGTCCGCCTGCCGGCGCTGAGGGGTCGGCGTGCACGGCTCCAGCGCGGCCGACGGCGGATCCGGCAGCTTGGGCAAGCTCGGCATCGAGCGCGTCGACTGCGCGCACCCGGTCAGCATCGCGGCACAGCACGCGCCCAGCATCAGTCTGCGCATATTCCCTCACAGTGTTGGTGGATCGGACGATGATCGGCTGACGCGCGGCCAGGCCGTCGGCATAGTTGGTGGCTGCCTGAGCGAGGTTGCTAGCGAAGCGGCGTTCGGCCTCAAGACGGACCTTCTCCCCCTGGTCTAACGCAGAGGTCCAGGCCGATCGCTCCGCGCGCAAGGTCGCGGTGCGATCGGCCAAGGTCGCGCGGGTGGCGAATAGAGCGACCGCCAGCACCAGCATCGGCAGCGCCCACCAAAACCGGCGCAGCAGCGCTCCGGCCGCCGCCCAGCTCACGCTTCGTTCCTCGACAGCGGCACGCTCGCCAGGGACATCTGCACCGGCCCGTCGGCCACAGGCACGCCGGTCGGCCAGCGTGATGCGACCAGCCGGTCCTTCGCGATCCGCATGATCGAGACGCGATCGCCCTGGTTGCCACCCAGGACGTGATAAGCCGCCGTGTCCTCTCCGACGTAGAAGCCGACGTGCCCGCCGCCGGAGCGCGAGAACACGAGCACCGCACCCGGCGCCAGCCTCTCCGGTCGGAGGCGCACGCCCCAGGTCGACCAGGCCGAGGCGCGGACCGCGATCGGCGCCGGCACGATCCCCGCCTCCTTCATGCAGTGTGCGACGAACAGCCCGCACCAGGGCACGCTGTCGGCGTTGTAGGCCATGCCGAGCACCTTCGCGCCCAACCGCTTGGCCCAACCGAGGATCGTCGGATTGTTTGCCGAGCCTGCCGCCTCGCGCGTGCCGTTCAGCGCGCGCGCAGCCTCAAGCCACGGCGGAGTTGCCGTTGCCATGCTTCTTCCTTTCAAATGTAACCGGGTGGAAATTGTCGCGAAACTTGCCGCCCTCAGGCCGGCGGGGAGCGCGGAACCCCAACCACGCTCCCGCCCCGGCCCCCGTCAGGCAGGACAGAGCCGGGGCGGCCCGTCTGTCCTATTCTGGGACCCATCGGGCGCGTCGCGATCCGCGCCTCGTTGACCGTCCTTAAGGCAGGCAGCATGCCCGATGTTGCAGCGCACAATGACGTGCGCCGGACGCAAACAGGTGTCGAATGCTGAAGCTCGTCGCGGCCCTGGCGCTCATAACCTTTGTCGCAATCTTCATCCGCCGAGCAATGAAGCGTGCGGAACGTCGCAGGCGGCGCGAAGCGCGGCAGCAGCGGCTAGAGCTTCAACAGCAGATCTGGGATGAGACAATGGGAGGCGCCGAGGGCGCGCCCGACGGCCGCCCGTCGACGTCGCCAGAGTTGCAGGGATAACGGCCGCCGCAGGAGTTCTGCGGCCCCGTCACTTCCGCGGGTTGAAGAAGCCGTCGATCGCGCCGCGCACTCGCTCAGAGAACTGCGAGGCGACGAATTCGAGAAGGCCGAGCCCGAGGAAGCCGGCCGACGCACCCACGCCCAGGGCTCGGAAAGGCGTGAGCTCGCGCTCGGACGCGACGGCGATCATGCCCAGCGCGAACAGCATCGTCACCGCCAGGTTCGCGCGACTGGTGACCCGCTCCTCCCCTTCACGACGCACCGACTGCGCGATGTAGCGGCCCAGCACGACGCCAGCGACGCCGAACAGCGCCGGCACGATCGGGATGTTGAGGCCAAGCAGTGCGACTGCGGCCGGCCCCACGGCCGCAGCGACCACGTTCTGTCCGGCCATCAGACAAACGGGGCCGAGATCAGGGCGAGCCCCAGAATGATGAGCACGATCATGGTGTCGTGGCGGAACTGGATCCGGGTTCGGTGCTCGCGCGAGGTCGGCTGCCGCGTCAGGTGGTCGATCATGCGCGGCCGCTCCTTGTCGACGATGAAGGCGGCAATCAGGAGACCCAGCACCAGGATCACTCCGCGCGCCGAGGCGAGGAAGGTGACGATCCGCTCGGTCATGTCGGCGTCGCCGAGGCCGAACATCAGGTACACGCCGGCCGGACTGATCAGCGCCAGCACGGGCACGATCAGCGCGATCTTGATCCAGCGGTAGACGTTGACCGGGTGCCACAGCCCATAGTGCTGATCGTGGAACACCTGCGCAGCCGCCCTGAGCGTCAGGGATAGGGGCAGGAAGGTGCCGACCAGCACCGCGAACATTCCCCAGAGTGGGTTCATGGGAGGTCTCCCTGCCCGGAGCGCGCCGGGCGTCGCGAACGTGTGGGTGCCTGCGCCTCAGGAGTGCGCAATCTTCAGCCAAATGTCGGCGTAGAAGCCGGCCGCAGACACATCGAACAGGATGGAGTCGGTGATCACCTTGGACTTCACGGCTACGGTGCCGGAGCCTGCGGTGCGGACGACTTCGAAGGGGCGCCCTGCGAACTCGGCGGGGACTGGCACTCGGTCGAGCAGCGCAGTGTTGTGCCAGGCGACCCGGAAGTAGTCGGCCCCGCGCGTAAACACCGGGTACTGCAGCGTGCGCTTCGGGTCTCGGACAAAGAACGCCCGGTAGCTGACCGTCGAGAAGCTATCGCCGCGAGCGAGGGTCTGCGGCCCCTTGTCAATCGCCGACAGGTACACCTTCGCCGGCCCCTGATCGTTGATCTGCAGGTATTTGACCGTCGCATTCGCGACCCGGGCCGCCTGCGTCGTGTCGCCCACCGGTAGATAGCCGACCGCGAAGCCGATCGTGTTGCCGAGCATGACAACGCTGTCCGGATACCCGGCGGCCGTGCGGTCCGGAGTCACGTTGAGCCGGACGCCGTTCCATGCCGAGGTATCCGGCACCGCGATCATGGCGAAGTTGTAGGTGACGCCGTTCGACGGGTGGGTGATCGGCAGGGTGTTTGCGATGAAGTAGCTGATCGTGCCGTCTATCCCATCGGTGGCCTTGGCCGCCTGCACGAACATGATGTCTTGCAGCGCCATGGCCTTGAGTGCGACGAAGTCTGAATAGGTCGTCACGTTCGCCCGGGCGTCGAACTCATAGGCGTTCGACACGGAGAAAGATGGGTCTCGGCCGGAAATCGCCAGGTTGCCGCCTGCGCCGTTCGCGCCGATCCACGCCATGACCTCGGACTTCGGCAGCACGTCATAGCTTTCGGCCACGGTCAGCCCGCGCGTCAGGCGGTACTCCGCATTGCTGACCGGTACTGGCGCTCCATCCGCTATGACCCGCGACTGCCGGTTCTGGTAGGGCGGGTACATGTCCTTCGGGGTGCCGGCGGTTGCGCTGAAGCCGCTCGCGTTCGAGCCGCCGCCTACATAGGTGAAGGTGCCCGAGGGCACCGTGTCGTTGCTGTCGCTGTTCGGCGACAGGTTCAGGACCGTGGAGCTTGGCACGCCGACGATCATGTATTCGACGCCACCCAGGCTCACCCGCTGCCCGATGTCCGCAACCGTCTTGGGATGGCCGCCGCTGACCGTCATCGGCGTCTGAGCGTAGCCATGGTTGGCGCCGACGGTTCGAACCGGACTGAACACGCGATAGGGCGCGATGTCGTCGGAGCAGACGCGCAGCGTGACGCCATCGACCTGGTCAGAGGTGAAGTTGAACAGGCCAGGGGCAGCGAGCGTCGGCGTAGATGCCAGCTGGAAGTTGCGCCGGAAGGTGCGGCCTTCGTGCGTTGCCTCCACATAGCCCGCACCGGTCGCGGCCAGCACCGCCTTAGCCCCGCTGCCCGTGACCGGCGTTGGCGCCGGTGTGCTGCCGCCGCCCTGCACTGCATCCTGCCGCACAACCAGGCGTTTCGCGGTCGAGTACGGCTGATACGGCAGCGCCTGCACGCCGCTGTTGACCATGATCTGCGAAGGTTCAGCGATGAGGTTGCTGCGGACGTTGAAGCCGAGATAGCCGTCTGCGGGAGCGGTCAGGGTCAGTGGCAAAGTCGCGGTATTGTCCACGCTGCCTGCGACAAGAGTGTCCGACGTGACACCCGTATAGAACGCCGCACCTTGCCTTTTTGTGGCGTTGGCGTTGATCGTTATCACGTCACCAGCTTTGACCGGAACCATGGCACGCGCCCAAGTCGAGCTGCCCGAGAATACGCCAGTATTGGTGATATAGCTGCCCTCGACCCGCATGGATGCAGGGTCGTAGCGGTTGGGGCTGGCGGACACTTTCGTGAGCACGTCGGCCAGCAGCGCTTGCTGTAGGTCCGCCGTCGTGGTCGGTAAGGCACCCTCGGCGAGCCGCGTCACCGGGGCGTAGGGCTGATACGCGAGCGCCGTCGTGCCGACGTTGACTATGATTTGGGTCGGCTGCGCGATCGCGTTCGACTTGACGTTCAGCGCGAGGAACGCGGCTCCGGCCGGAACGGAGCGGGCGTAACTCGTCCCCGCGGCGCCAGCAGTTGCCTGATAGCCGCCGCTGAGGGGTTGGCTGTTCGCATCCAGAAAGGTCGAACCAGAGCGTCGTTCGGTATTCGACGCGAGCGCAATACTGGTCGCGTCAGCAGGCAGCGGGATCTTCGCGTACGCCCATGCGGCGTCGTTGTTGATGACGTTGCTTGACCCGACATACTTGCCGCTGACCACCATCGTGGCTGGGTCGAGCAGGTTGGCGGAATTCGACTGCGTGATGCCGTTGACGGAAGCGGCCGCTGCCTTCGCTTCCTGAGCGGCGGCGGCGGCTTGCGCAGTCAGCGCCCCCAGCTCAGGCGCTCCATCGATCACCACCTCAAGAACTTCGCCGTCGGCGATGCTCGCGGCCAGCTGCACTGTCTCCGACGTCGCGGCGCTACGTGCACCCCGCCCGGCGAGCGGCTCACGCTGCAGCGGCGCGCCTTCGCTGTCCATGACGGTGCCGCGCGCGGTCCAGCGCCCGAAGAAACGGGTGACGCCGTCGAGCTCGATCTCGTGGACCATGGGATAGTCGTCGCCGACCTCGCCGCCGTAGGGCAGCTTGTCGCGCATGGTCGTGAGATTGTAGCGGCCGACGATGGTGCTGACGGGCACGCCGTCGACCACCTCCACCTTCGCCAGGCGCAGGCCCTCCGCGGTCGCCGAGGTCACAGTCTCCAGTGCGATCACGGGCGCTCCGGGCGTGTCCGGCGCCAGACGCACCTGCTGGCGCATCGTCTTGCCGGTCATATCCTTGCCGACAAGACGGATCGTGAACGTGCGCACATTGTTGCGCCGGAACGCCATGTCCCAGCGTGCGTCAGTCGCCATATGCGGTTCCCTTTGTATCGAAGCGTTGGGCTCGGCGCGCCTCAGACCTGGCTCGGCTGTTCCGGCTGGTTCATCTTGATGTTGTGCGAGAGGATGCCGTTGGAGACGTAGGTGTGGGCATCGGTCACGGTCATCTTGACGATCCGGTGTGAGCCCGGAATTTGCCCGCCCACGTCGCGCATCTTCACCCAGGCGCCGGTGTAGATGAGGTGGTCGCCGGTGGCGCGCAGTTCGCGGCCGTCGATCGTCACCTGCCAGACATCCTCGCTGTCCGCGATCTCGATGGCTTCGACCGAGAAGATGCCCCAGCCCCCGGCCGTCTCGTTCAGCCGAAGTTCGTGCCGAGTGCGGACGCGATCGCCGGCGTCGATCTCGCCCGCCGGCTTCTCGGTGCCGTCCGCCATCAGGATCGGCGTGTCGACCGTCACGCACTGCCCACCCGGCGGCGTGGCCCCGCCCCCGTTCGACGGCGGGCTGCCGGCAGTCGGAATGATCGCGTAGCCCAGGTAGTGCCGGCCCGGGTGATCCGGCGCCGCGCGGGCATCGATGTCGTCCTCGAACAGCTGGTACGCCACCGCGCCGCCCGTGCGCTCCTCGTCGTCGTACCCGATGGCCCGGAACGCGCCCGGAGCCAGGCCCGTCTCGATCGCGGCGCCGGCGACCGCCACGTCCGGATGGCCGTCGGTATAGCGGCGGGTGTGGGCGCTGATCGTCACCACACCAGTATCGGCGGCGGCAATCGCCAGGCCGATCGGGAACGACGTCGCGATGGCGGCCTGGGTGCCGCCGGCGGCGCTGAACACGCCGGCCGTGACGGGGTCCAACACCAGGCGCTCGCTGTAGGTGCCGGCCACCATGTAGCGCACCGCGACCTCATACTGCGTGTCGGACCGGACGCTAGTGATCTCCTTGCGGGTGATCCCCGGCCCGTCGATGCCGCCGCCGCTCCAGCCGGCTTCCGGATCCGTACCGGCGACATAGGGCCGGTATTCGAACAGCACGCCCGCCATAGGCCGGTCGTCGGTCGCGCCGGTGACGATCACCGCGGGGAAGGAAACGCCGTTGGCGCTCAGCACCGCCCCATTGGCCGTCCAGTCGGCGGCATCCGGCGCGCTTAGGTCCACGGTCGGGATCGACAGGTCCGGCGTCGGCGGTGCCGTGCCGCCCTTGCCGAGCGCGAAGCTGTGCTTTGATGCGGTCTCGGATCGGCAGGTGAAGGTCACGCCGACCGTTCCCATGTCGATCTCCCGCGTGCGCACCACCACGTCACGACCGACCAGCGCCGCCTCCGGGATGTCCACCGTCAGGCAATCGCCCGGCCGGTACCCGATCATCGTCGCCTTGCAGGGAAGAAGAATGCCCTCCAGCTCCCGGCCATTCAGGATCTCATAAAGGCCCAGCTGCGCGCCCTGGTCGACCTGCTGAACCAGCGGAAACTCGATCTCCCTCGGCCTGCTGCCGCCATCGACGGCGACATAGTCGGGGATCGCGATCGCGTTCAGCGGCACCATCTGCCAGCCGTGGCTCTCCAGCCGCACCTTCGGGATCACGGTGTTGCGGCGCGCGCGGCGCGAGGCGGTCCCGGGCACGTCGACGTCGCTGATGGTAATGTCGGCGCTGGTGATCGTGCCGATCGACACCCGCGGAGCATTGAAGGTCACCGACAGCTGGCCGCCGACCGGCATCGGCTCGCCGCCGCCCGCCTGGCAGATCATCTTCAGGATGTCCCAGCCGTTGTCGGCGCTCGTGTAGACGACGCCGCCGACCTTCCAGTTGTTCGCCTCGCAGACGTTCGCCCACTCGACGAATGGCGGCAGGTCAATGCCGACCAGCTTCATGCCGCCGCCAGCGATCAGGACGCCATTCTGCACGCGACCGAAGGCCCAGGTGAGTGCGTGCAGTGCCGGGTTCTCGCTGTAGACGTAGGTCGCCTCCTGCCCCAGCCGGCAGGCGCCCGCACCGCCCGGATAGGTGCTATCGAGGCGGGGATCGTAGACGAACACCCCTTCCAGGATGCGGCCGCGCTCTGGCACGCCGTTGGGATACTTCTTGCCCTTGGTGTCGAACTTCAACGTCCAGAGATCCGCGGCGAGCCCGGACAGCTTCGACGCCGCGGTCCAGCCGGGGAAATTCCCCTGCGGACCTTGCAGGGCCCGGCTTTCGGGGCATGCGCCCAGCTGCTGGTCCAGCCACATATACCCGGCATACGTGCCGAGAGCTGCGCGATTGGAGAAGCTGACGGTAGCCTTCTCGACCTGAAACGGGCCGAGGCTCTTGATCGGGCCGATGCTATGGACGGCGACCCAGCTCTCCAGGCTGTTCTTCGACCCGTAATACTGGCGGTGCACGACCTTGCCCGCCGAATAGGTCCGCCCGATCGCGTACGGCAGCCCGGATTCCTTATCGATCGTGAACTCGGTCGGGTTGCCGCCAAGCGAGCCCTTCGGCGTGGCGGCGGCCGACGCGATCGAGAGCGCGGCCGCACTGACCTGCGCCACCGTGGCGACAGTCGCGATCGTGGCAGTGGTAGCGCTGGCGGCAAGGGCGCCTAGCGACACAGCCGCACCGACGCCAGTTGCAGCAAGCGCGACAGCGCCGACGACGAACGCCGCCGTCCGAAGAGCTTTCGCCATGCGCGCCTCTCAGACCCGCCAGGCGGCGAGATATTGAACCGGCTGCAGGATGTCTGCGCCGTCCACGTCTTCGTGATAGCCGAGCACCCGGCCGTTCCCGACGGCGACGCTCAGGGCGCCGCCGAAGGGGCCCTCGGCTGGCAGCAGCACCATGTCCGCCACCCAGGCGGCTGCGGGCGCGATCCGCGGCAGACCCAGTGCATCGACGGCGGCCGCCAGATCCTCAAACCCGGCACGCTGCAATGCGCGCGCGGCGCCCAGCGCGGTGCTGTAGCTGCCGGCCTTCGCCAGCTGCGGCCGGTGCCCCATCTTGCGCAGGACGAACGCCGCCAGGCGAACGCAGTCGTTCTTTCCGTAGACGAGAGGCTCCCCCTTGAACCGGTCTAGCGCTGCCTGCGCGGCCTGCTGGCGCCGGAGAAGTCCGCTCATCAGGCCAGGTTCCCCAGGAACGACGGGTTCAGGCTGCCGCCGGTGACGCGCACGGTGGAGGGCGGCTTCTCGACTCCCCACATGGACGTCTTGTCGATGCCCGTCATGTTCGCGCAGCCGGTCTCTCCCGGCCAAACCAGCTGGTGCCAGCTGTCCGAAAGCCGTGCGCCCTTCTCCTCGTCATGGAAGGGCTCAAGCGAGGATGCGCAGCGCCACTCCAGCGTGCGCGCGCCCTTGCCTACGCGGATCCTCGGCACGTCCAGCTCGCCCCCAAATAGCTGGATGGGCTCCGGCAGTAGCTGCCCGGTCGCCGGGTCGATCAGCCCAAGCCAGCCGCCAACCTCGCCTCCCTGCGCGGTCGCCGCAGCAAGTTCGGAGGCGGCGACCTCGTCCGGTGGAACGAAAGTCAGCGACCAGTCGGGCGCTTCGTTGGCGACGCCATCCTTCAGGTTGCTCGCCGCCACCAGAACGCCGAAACGTGGATCTCGGCCGACGAACTTCTTCCCGTTGAACTTCACCTCGGCAGAGCCGACCAAATGGCAGAGCGTGTAGTCCGGCAACTCCACCCGCACGAGCGGCGCAAATGGGTAGCGGCCAGTCCGCAGCTTCGCAGACATCGGAGGGGTCAGGCGAAAGGTCATGCCCGCTCCTGGATGCTGAAAGACAGCGGCTCGGTTTTCGCCCGCACGAAGCTAGCGCCCTTGTCGAACCCCAGCAGCTTGCCCTCGATCATCGGGGCCACGAACTCAGCGGGCTCGCCGTCGACGGTGAGAAACCGCAGCATGGGCCAGATCGGCAGTGCAACCTTGCCGCTCACCGGCACCACCAGCTGTCCGGCGCAGGCGATCATGTGCACGTAGCGCTGCCCGCCGTGGACGATGCTGAAGAAGTTGCCGCGCGTAAGCGAGGCACCTGCCTGGAGCCCACGCAGGGACAGCGTCATGCCGCCCTGGTCTGTGCCGTCGACCGCCACCGCATAGCCGGGGGAGCGGCCGCTGCGGTTCGGCTGCACGATCCGCATGATCGCACTGCTGTTGCTCGCCTCGAACAGCGCAGCCGCCATTAGCCGCCCTTCGGCGTCGTTGCGGAACTGCGTCGTCGTCACGTCCACCGCGAACCGATCGCCTGGCCTCGGGATCGGCAGGTCCGGCCCACCGAGTGCGCCCTCCTGCTCACCGCTGAACAGGCGCGGGCGCAGCGCGAACGACCGGATCCGCAGGTGCGGGATCGCGACGGGCATCAGCGGAACCGCCCCAGACGGCGCGCGCCAGCGGCCATGCTTTCCGCCTCAGCCATCTGCGCCCCTCCGGCCGCAGCCGCTGTTGCGCCCTGCGCCACCAGCGGGCCGCTGACCGAGACTACGCGCGCATCGAAGTAGGACGAAGGGGTGAGTTCCAGCTTGAGCTTCATCTCGCCTCCCATCATCCCGCCACCGCCGAGCAGTCGCCGCGTCTCGCCGGCCGGTGTCACCCTGGAGCCCTGCGGCAGGTTGACGAGTTCGGGACCGTGCTCGGCTAGGTACGTCGCTCCGCCCGACCACCACTCGGTGCCAGCCGCATTGTTGCCCGGCTTGCCGAACAGGCTGCCCACCTTGCCGACCAGGCCGCTCAGGGTCGGCAGCGCCCTGTCGCCGTTGAGCAGGTTCTTGATCGGGTTCAGCAGCGCGAGCTTCACGAACTCGCTCTTGAGCATGTTCAGGATCGTCTTGCCGGCGTTGCCCCAGCTCGACCAGGTATCCTCGGACAGCACCGTGTCGACGAAGTCGCTGCCGAAGTCGCGCAGCTCCTGGAAGCCAGCCGCGGCGAGCTTCGCCTGGGTGGCAACCCCGTCGAGGTGCTCCTGGTTCTCCAGCAGCTTGCGACCTTCCTCGCTGTCGGCGGTGATCCCCTCGCGCTTCATGCGCAGGATCAGGTCCAGCTTCGACACCGCGCGATCGCGCTCATCGTTGCCAGCCGACGCGAGCGAGAGGTCGAGCTTCGCCATCTCCAGCGAATCCCGCTGATCGTCCGCGGTGCTGACGTAGAACTGCGCTCGGCGATACCCTTCGGTGGCGCGGGCCTCGTTGATCCGGGCATCCACGAACCCCGTCCGGTCCTCACCCGTCAGCTTCTTGGCATCCGCGTCGCGTTCTGCCGCGCGCCGGGCGGCATCGAGGGCGCGCTGCAGCGGATCCTTACCGAGATCTCGGATGCTCTCGATCGTCTCGGCGAAGCGGTCCGTGGACGCCTTGGTCTCGACGGCCGCGCTGCTCTTGGCCTCCTCCTCGTGCGCGTCGGCGAGCGCTTTGCGGTAGGCCTCGATCACCTTCGTCAGTTCGGTCAACGCCTCGCCCTGGGCGACGGTTTGGAGCTTGAGCAGGGGACGTAGCGCCGCCTCGTCGGACAACGCCTGCGCCATACCCTCGACCGGCAGCGTGCCAGCCAGCACTTGGGCGCGGACAGCGGCGCGCGCCTCGGTCTCTTCGCGCAGCTGGGCAACGGACTTTGCGCCGTTCGCCACCTGCTCGCCGACCATCACTTGCAGCTGGCGCTGCACCTGCGCGTCGGTGTCGATCCCGCGACGGGTCGCGTCGGTCAGGCCCTTGCGGGCCGCCTCGGCACGCAGCGCGGCATCCCCGCCAACCAGATATGCCCGCGCCAGATCCAGGGATGCCTGCGCGTTTACGTCCATCGCCGCGGCCTGGCGAGCGAGCGACTGCCCGTGCCGGTCGGTCTTCTCGCGGGCGGCGTTTACCGCCGCCTCCAGCGGCGCCAGCCGGGCCGTATACTGATCTTGGGTGATGATACCCTTGTCGAGTTCGTCCTTTGCCTTCTCGCGGGCGATGGTGAGCTTTTCCTGCGCCTCCTGAAGCTTGCTCAGGTTGCCGGCCTGCAAGCGAGCCTGGGCATCAAGGATGGCGGTGTTCGGCGGCTCGTTCCGTCCAGCGCTGAAGTCGCCAAACGCGATCGCGGCATCCCCGGGCTTCCCGGCACCGCCCAGCAGCCGGGACTGCGCTTGGGCGCTGACACCCGTGCGCGCGGTGTCCACCACACTCTTGAGCAGCCCCTGCAGGTACTCAACCTGCTTGTAGCCCGTCGTCCCGTATTTGAACTCACGGGTCAGGTTCGCCAGCTCAGACGATACCTGGGCGGCACTCTTCTCGCCCCGGGCGAACTGCTGCTGCAGCTGCGCCAAGCCGGGGATCGGGACCGCTGTGTTTACGAAGTCAGTTCGCGCCTCGATGTACGCCTTGCGCGTTTCGTTCACGTCCTTGCGCGCCGCCAGGATGGCGTTCTGCAGCAGGGCCGCGTTCTGCTCTTTGATCCTGCCCGTCGTCTTGTCGATGATGCCGGACAGCGACTGCTGGCGCTTTGCTAGTTCGTCGGCCGCATTTCCCGCGTCGTTGGAACGGCTGACCATCTGCCCGATGATCATCACTGCGCCCAGCAGCACAGCGCCCCAGGTGCCAGCCATGAACGAGATGAAGCGATTTGCGCCGCCCGTCATCAGGTCCAGCGCCTGCACCACCTGCCCACCCTGCTGGGCAAAGATCACCATCAGCGGCGTGTTGAGCGCCCACTGCTGCGTGATGTCGCCAATCTGATAGGCAAGTTGTTGCCCGCCTGCGCGAAGCTGGCCCGTAGACACGTTCGCGCGCATGTGCGCAGCCGTCGCGTCGTCCAGCGCGTCCTGCTCAAGCCGCAGCTTGGCGACATACTGGTCCAGCGAGATCGCGCCCCGGCTGATGAGTTCGCGCGCGGTGGCCATCTCGGCGTCAAAGCGCATCTGGGCGGCGGCAGCGGGATCGATCGCCGCGATCAGGGCGCGCGTACGCGCCTCCAGCCTCTCCTCTTCGGCGAGCAGCTCGCCCATTGCGAGAGCGGAGCGCTTTGCCGACCCCTCCCACTGGCCGAATCCGGTACCTGAGGCCGCCTCGACGCGGGCCTGCATTGCCGTCAGCTCGGCCGTCTCAGCCGCCGCGGTGCGCGTGATCCCCGCGACCTTGTCCAGCACGGCTGCGGCCTGCTGCTCGGCAGCGAGGAACTGATCCAGGCTGATGCGACCGGCGTCGTAGAGGCCGACCGCGTCCCGCATCTCGGCATTGTAGCGCTGCTGCGCCGCGAACGCCGGATCGATCGCGCTCACCAGTGCGCGAGTGCGCGCGTCCAGCTGCTCTTCGGCGGCGATCAGGTCCTTGAACGCCGCGGCAGACTGGCGGGCCGAGCCCTCCCACTGGCCGAACCCGGTACCGTTCGTATCCGCAATCCGCATCTGCACGGGCGACTGAGGCGCGATCGCAGCGATCTTGGCGGCAGCGTTCGCCTGCCGCTGGATTGCCGCTTCTACGTCCTCGCCGGCCCGCTCGTAGGCTTTGCTCCAGCGCTTCGCTGACGCGTCACCAGACGCGGCGATCTCGTCGAAGGTGCGGGTGACATCGGCCTTGCCGGTCGTGCCCATGCGGATCGAGACGGACTTTTCCACGCGCCCTCCTCAATCCCCGCCGTCATCACCGGCGAACTGCGCGACGATCGCCGCTTCGGCTGCCGGCAGCACGTCCGCCAGCATCTCCATGTCGGCGTCGAGCGCGGAGCCGACGGCTATCACGGCCGCGTAATCCAGGGCGAACGGCTTGCCCGTCATGCCCGCAACCCGCAGCTGTCGGTCGCAGGAGGTCAGGACCTCCCAGACACCTTCCGCTTCCGCGGTGTCCGGCTCTTCGATCCGGTACGGGCACTGCTCGCACCGCCGGCCTTCGCTCCCCTGGCAGGTGAGCTGGCAGTATCGTTCTCCGGCATCGCCGCCTCCCCAGTGCCATTCTGAGAGGCGGCGGAGACGTTTTTTGTCCGCTCCCGCAGCACGAAGGGCATGACGTAGGCCTGGTCGAACGCCTCGAAGGTGAGCGGGTCGGAGAGCGCGTGCTCCAGGTTCTCGCGGCTAAACGGCAGTGGCTCACCGGCGCCCTCATCGTCAGGGCCCGCCATCAGGCAGACATCTTTCCAGTCGCGGGCGCCGGCCAGGATCAGGGCCACGCTGAGGGCGTCACCGAGCTCCTCAAGCTGCTCCGCGGCTGGCGCGTCAGCAGCCTCCTCCCCTTCCTCGGCATCCTCGCCGCGGAGAGACGTGACGGCAGCACGACGGGCAGCGCGCATCATCTTGCGGTCGATGGGGGCGAACAGCACCTGGGCGCCCATCACCGACAGCCAGGCGGGGCCGTCGGCCTTCTTGCTGACGACGAGCATCAGCCGGCACCCTCGATCCACTCGAGGCGGACCTTGCGCTCCTCCTCGATGACCTTCAGGTCGCTGCCCTCACGCACGAAGTTGCCGTGCTCGACCGCATAGCGGCGAACCGTGCCCTTCTCGGTATCCGCCTCCAGCACGTGGTCGATCCGCTTGCCGGTCTCCGCGTCCACGACGCGCAGCTTGGCGAACTCGGGCGTGATACCGGCGGCGACATGGGTCGGCAGCGGCGGCAGGGCCTTGTCGGTCGCCGCGTCTGCGGCGGTATCTTCCTTCTTCACGGGCAGTCTCCGCTGGAGGATCAGTAGCTGGCGACGTCGTTGGTCAGCACAGCAGTCAACGTGTGGCCGCCGGCACCGGACGCCTGCCAATTCGACGTTGCCTGGATGCCGCCGGGGCCGCTGATGGGGCGCTTGACGCGCGGCAGGAACACGCGCGAGAGGGTGAAGAGCAGGCTCGCGTCGCCCCGCTTCCACCCGAACTCCAGATCGATCGGCGTGCCGTCGACGGACGCATCGTAGAGGTCGAGGCGATCGAAGCGCATCGTCAGTTCGCCGGTCATCATCGCCTTGAGCGGATCGGCGCCGTCAATCCGGCCGTCCCCCCGGATCGCCTCCACCTTCTCGTAATTATTGGAATAGGTGAAGCCAGCGGCGGTGACGCTGCCCAGCACCTCGCCACCCCGCTTGATGGAGCCCGTGGCCTGCTGGAAGCGATCGCCGTGGAACAGGTCCGGGGTGCCGGCGACGCTCAGCGCCTGCTTGCGCGTCTCGCCCTGCGCGATCACGCCCATCGTGGCATTGAGCATGCCCGAGCGGGCCATCGACACACGCAGCTGGTTGGCCAGCGCGCCGAAGTTCACCGAGTAGCTCGGGATCTCCGGGTTGCCGAGTTCGATCGAGGCGGACGGCAGTTCCGTCTTCCCCGACACGAAGGTGTGGGCATAGCGGCTGCCGTCGCCTGCGGCCGTGGTGGCGTCGCCCAGCAGCAGCTTCAGCCACCAGCCGAACGCGCGGGTGTCCATCGGCACCACGACATCGCCGTCGTTGGTCGCGACGTCATATTCCGGGTCGAGCCCCTCGCGCCCGAAGCCGAGTTGGTCGTCCTCGATCAGCGGGCGCTCTTCGCCAAGCGCGTTGCTGACGAACGGCAGGCGCTTGAAGCCGGTCGTGGGCGTCTGCCCGTAGCTCGTTTCGAACACGGCCGACTGCACGGCGTTGATGCCGAGCGCGCGCCGGCGGGTAGGCTGTACGGCCATGGTGGGTTCCTTCGGGCTCAGTTGAGAGGGGATGTGGTCGAGTAGGAGGCGACCAGGTCGAAATCGCCGCCGCGGGCAGGGTTCGCGCCTTCGACGTAGATGTCGTCGGTGTTCGGCGCGGTCGGCTCCAGCCAGTCGCACAGGCCGCCGAGCGTCGGATCAGCCTCAACAGCCGCGCCGATCAGACCCATCATCTGGTCGATCACTTCCTCGCCGGTGAGCGCGGTAGTTTCGTAGGCGCTGACCTCGATCGGGATGCGGTGCGCGTAGTGGTAGACGGGTGGACAGAGATCGACCTCGGGATCTCCCGGTTCACCGCTGCGCACCACGACACGGCCGTTCGGCGGGAGGCGGGCGGGAGCGGCATCGTCACCGTCCAGCCCGAGCACTGTGGCGCCCGGCAGGGCTGCCTGTACCAGCGCCTTCACCGCGGCGAGAACCTGAAGGCGCTTGCTCACCAGTTCTTCTCCAGACCGCGGGTAAAGGCGGCGATGTAGGAGGCGCTCCAGCGGGCGGCGGGGCCGTCCAAATCGAGCAGCTTGGGCATGCGAGCGACGGGCACGAGGGTGAACATCAGCACGCGCTTGAGATCACGCCCCTGCGCTAGCCGGCGTGCCGTGCCCTGGCGGATCCCGCGCCCGCGACGCGCGCCCACGGCGTTGATGAAAGCGAGCACGCGGCCATTCTTGCCACGCTGGTAGAACAGGTCCTGGTTGAACGTGTGCTCGACCTGTTCGGGGGTCATGCGGCCGGTAGAGCCGCGACGCCTGCCGACACGCGGCACATTGTCGGTGGGAATGGCGAGGAACCGGCTGCCGTTGATCGGCACGATGGTCGCGCCTCGCACGAAGCTGTCGATGATCTCGGGCGCGCGGCTGTAGATGTAGCCGGCCGGGTTCATGCCGTTGCGCGACTTCGGGTAGACGTTGCCGCGCCAGGTGTTCGCCAGGCGCTGGCCGAGACCGGCGGAGGTCACCTGCCCGCGCAGCTCGCGCAGCGCGTCGCCGGTGGTGGCGCGCATGGCGACCGTGGCCGCGCGCGCGACGCTACCCTCCGCCTCGCGCATCACCTTGGCGAAGTCGGGGACCTCGACCTCGAACTTCATGCTTCCGGCGCCGAGCAGGTCCAGGTCATGCCCTCAACATCGAGCGCAGGATCGCCGATGATGATGCAGACGGTGAGAACCTCCACCTGGGTGGCGAGGTCGACCCCGCGGATCAGGAAGCGGTCACCGGCGGCTGGCGCCGGCACCTCGGAGCGCCGCACGTCGATCGAGCAGGTGTCCTGCCGAACCCGGCTGTCGCCGAAGGTGGCGTCGGCGGTCGGGCGCGACCGGATGATCCGGACGCCCTCCTGCACGCCGCTTTCCGACACGTAATCCGCCGCCTCGGAGCCCGGCCCGGTGAACAGGGCGTCGAGCGCCGAGGCGAACGGATCCATGGCTCAGGCCGCGATCTGGCCGGTGAGCAGGACGCGGCCGACGGTGTCGGCGGAGGCCTGCGACTGACGAGCGACGCCGATCAGCGTGTTGCCCGTCGCGGTCGCGGTCACGCGCTTGGCGGTGTTGTCCCAGTACAGCTTGGTGGTGTCCGCCACCCAAGCTTCGCCGGGGGCCTTGGCGAGGTCCCAGACGCCGGTCCGCTTCGCCTCGACCAGTGCCGACTGTGCGGCATTGGCGAGGGCGACGGCGAACACGACGCCGACGAGCATGCCCGCGCCGCTGGTGACGGCGGAGGGGGCGATCATGGTGATCGTGTCACCGGGCTGGACGAAATTGCGTGCCATGTCGGCTCACTCCTTGCTCGCCGACGCCCGGGCGGGCTTCGGCTTCGGGGCGCCCTCGGTCGCCTGCGGAGCGACTTCGGACTGGTGGGGTTCGGAGGCAGGCGCGGTGGGCGCGGCACCATCGGTGGCCGTGATCGCGTCGACGCCCGTCTCCTTGTTCTCCTTGGCGGTGAAGTCGGCGGTGACGTCCTCCGCCACCTTGTCGTCGAGCAGGCGCCTCGCCTGGTCGTCCTCGACATGCAGCACGCCCTCGTGGGGGTGCCGCAGCACGCCGGCGACGTACGCCGACGTGATCAGCTTCACGAACTTCATCGGGTATCTCCAGATGTGACGGGAGCGGCTGGAGCCGCCCCCGTCTGGCCCAGGGGCGGAGCGCTTAGGCGCCCGGCTGCTTGTAGGCGGACCGCCAGTTGACGGCGCCGACGCCGTAGTCGTGGCGGACCTTCCACTCGACACCATCCACGCGCCAGCCGTCCTGGCTGTCGGTGAACGGCTCCGTCACGCCATTGAGGAACACGACCTCGATTGCCGGCGCGACGTTCGGGTCGGCGAACGCATACTGCGCGCTGCCGGCCAGCCGCGGCGTGTCCACGATGTCCGCGAACATGCCGTTGACGATGTTCGGCACCTGGAACTTGCCCGTGGTGTCGGGATCGTAGAGCGCGCCGTTGATGCGGCGTGCCGCGCCACCGAGCTCGATCGGCAGCAGCAGGATGCTTGGACGGATGTCGAGGTACTCGTTTCCGCTGAGATCCTTCTGCTTCGCCATTGCCACGCGGATGGCGTCGAACGACGCGACCGAAGGTGCGGCACCCGCAGCCGCCAAATTGGCGTGGTCGGCATGAAACAGCGGCTTGCCGTCGTTCATGATCGGGTTGCTGTTCAGCAGCGCGAAGACGTCGATCTCGATCGTCAGCTTGGCGGCACGGCCGAGGTCGACGGCGAAACCGGAGAAAACCTCCATGTCGTCGTTGACGATCGCCTGGCGCGACAGGTTGATGATGTTGCCCTTCGTCGACGCGGTGATAGACTCCTTGGCGAGATCCGGGATGGGCTTGTTCTTGAACTCGCCCACCTCGTTCACATTGTCGAGCGCGCCGAACGAGCCGCGAAGGTACCGGCTATGCGGACGGAAGTCCGTAACCGTTCCGGTGCCGCAGAAGCGCGTCCAGGTGTCGGGCGTGGTCGCATACGCCGCCTGCAGGGTGCGATGGATCGCGTTCTCGAACAGGACCGGGAAGTCGCTGGTCGACTGCGTGATCACAGCGCCCTGCGAGGTCATCGCCTGCCGCACGATCTGATCCGGGTCGCGGGTGGTGACGTTGACGCCCAGGTTGCCGAGCGATTCACGCGCGAGATCGACGTTGCGAACGCCGCGGAACTCGCCCGGGTCGATCTTCACAGTCTTGCCGTTCAGCGCCGCCGCCTTCTCGACGAGGTGAGCAACGCCCGCCTTGACGAGCAGCCAGTTGGTGGCGCCCTCGCGGAACTTCTCGCGCTGGTCCACGGTCACCCGTGCCGGGCTATTGTGCCCGATGTTGGCGGCGTCGCCTTCCTCTGCGAGCTTGTCGAGGATCTTCTCGCGGGCGGTGGCAAGCGCGGTGCCGTCATCGACCAGGCCGTCGATGAAGTCGGCAGGCAGCTTGTGCTTCGTAGCGAGCGCGCGGATGCCTGCGACACGCTGGCGCTCCGCGACGACCGCGGCGTCTGCGCGCGCCTGCGCATCGGCTGCAGTGATGGTGTCGGCGGGCGGCTGGTTTTCGCCGCCCGGCTGGGTACCCTGAGGCATGGTGGTTTCCTTCTGCGGGGGCGGAGCGGCGGGAGCCGTCCGGGTGCTCGCCACCGCCAGGGTGGTGACGAGCGGGCTGTCCGGGACCTTGCGGAACCCGAATGCTTTGACGTTGATCGCGGCCGACACGGTGGCGGTCTCGCTGATCGACGTGATGAAGTTCTGCTCGAGCGCCTGTTGGGCGGTGAACCAGGTCTCCGCATCCAGGAGCGGGATCAGGTCTTCTGCCGGCACGCCGGTGCGCGCGGCGTAGATGCCGACGAGCTGGTCACGGATGCTGTCGAGCTTATCGGCCGCGCGGCGCAGTTCGTTGGCATCCCCGCACGCGCAATCCCACGGGTTGTGCACCATCATCAGCGCATTGTCGGCCATGATGATCTCGTCGCCGGCCATGGCGATGATCGACGCCATCGAGGCCGCCAGACCGTCGATGTGGCAGGTGACCCTGCGGCCCTTCTTCTTCTCGCGAGCGACCGCGTTGAAGATGGCGAGGCCCTCCATGACGTATCCGCCCGGGCTGTTGATGCGCAGGCTCAGGTCGTCGTCACCTTCGGAGATGAGCGGGACGAGCGTGTTGGCATCGAGACCGTCCCAGCTATCGCCGACGATCCCGTAGATCAGGATTTCAGTCATTCAGGCCCCCTGAGGCTGCACAGGCTGGGCGGAGGGCTCTTTGTCCGCAGGGTTGCCGACTGCGGTCACCCGGCGAGGGTCGCAGTCGAAGATGAGGCCGAGCTTGTCGATCTTCTCGGCGTCGGCCTTCCACTCAGCCAGGAAGGTGTCGGGATCCTCACCGCGGCGCCGCGCAGCGGCGGAGATCGTGTCCTGACCGGAGCGGATGGCGTCTCGGGTCGCCTTCACCTCTTCGGCGGGATTGATCATCTCTCGGCCGGGAGGCGTCCACCGGACGGTGACACCCTCCACGTCCTCACCGACCATCGCGAATGCGTCGATCAGCCACGTGGCGACCGCGCCACAGAATTGCGGGATGAACATCGTCCACTGCCAGGCGGCGAGCGACCGCTGGTATTCGAGCCAGCCCATTCGGCCGGACGAGAAGTTCACGTTGGACAGGTCACCGGTGAGCGCCTCGTAGGGCACGCCCAGCCCCGAGCTCACTGCCCGAAGCGAAACCTTGGTATAGTCGGCATACCCGTCGACGCCCGGGGGGCTGGAGAAGGTTACCTCCTCCCCAGGGCGGGTATACTGGAAGGTGCCCGGTTCGATGTAGTCGAGCGGCTCGCGATCGTCCGGGCCGCCCTCTTCCTGCGCAATGCCGGGGATCACGCCGTCCGAATCCTCACCCGTCACCACGCCAACGAACGCGCTGGCGAGCTTCTGGCGCGTCAGCTGCGCATCCTCGAAGTCGCCGAAGTCCTTCATCCGCAGGATGACAGGCGCGAACCAGGTGGCGCCGTGCTCCATCTCCGGCCGATCGGCGCGGAAGACGTGCGCAACGTCTGCCGCCTTCACGAAGGTCGAGCCCAGCGCATCGGCGCGGCCACCGCCAGGATGGCCGTTATACAGCCAGTAGCCCTCGCGGGCGCCCAGAGGGCTGAACTGCACGCCGTTGATCAGGAACCCGCCCTGCACGCCTGGCGCACTGGAAAGCGGCCCATGCTTCGACGGATCGATGTAGTCCGGCTCGATCACCTGAAGCTGGAACGGCAGCGGCAGCCGGTCGGAAGCCCGGCGCCAGCGGCGACGCATCACCACGGCGCCGCTCTCAACAATCGTCCGAGCCGCCTGAAGCTGGAGGCCGTAGAGGTCGTGCCGGCCGCTGGCGTCACACGCTGTGGTGTCGAGATGCTGACGGGCGAGCTTGTTCAGCCGGTCGTCGATCTTGCCGTCGCGGTACACCTGAAAGGTGATGCCGGTGCCGACCATGTTGTTCGCGATCGTGGACGCGCCGCGCGCCGCGAACGGGTTGTTGCGCACCAGGTCGCGCGCGATCCCGCGCAGGGCCGCTGCAACAGCAGGCGAGAGTTCGCCGTTGGCGTCCAGCCGCGTGCGCCGCCACCCGGCGGCCCGCCGACCGAGCGTCGCGCCGTCGTACTCCGCGCGCGCACCGCGCCCGGTCCGAATGCGCTTGCGCTCGCTCGCCGCGGCTGGCGCCGGCTCGGATACCGCCCGCCGAAGCAGCCGATCCATCAGGGTACGCTCGGCCATTTAGAGGCCGCTCCGGTAAAACGGCACACGGCGGTGGACGATCGCGCCCTTCGCGGTCGCCTTCATCGCCAACTCGCTCTGGATCACCGCCTTCGCGGCGAGCAGCTGGTCAAGCGACTGATACTCCGTCCGGCGACCATCAGCGAAGGTGACGCTGCGGATGCCGCTCGCGATCGCTTGGTTGAGCCGGTCCAGGTCGGACTGCTGATACGACATTCCTACCTCCCTCGGCTGGTGAACGGGTTGGCACGCTTGGGCTTCGGCTTGGCTTTCGCCGCGATTGCGGCGGGTGGCTGCGCGGGCGCGCGATCATCAGGAACTTGCGGCGGCGGCGCGGGCGGCGGGGGTGCCGGTTTGGTGAACTCGCCCCGGGCCTTCTGCCAGTCGCTCTCTCGCCAGCGGTCGACGCCCAGGGAAAAGGCGACAGCGCGGGCATAGACCGCGTTATCGAGCGCCTCGTTGCGATCGCGGACCTTGTGCCACTCCCGCCGGAAGCCGCCGCTTCGCAGCCGGATGATCCGGAGCTCCTCCGCCACCAGCTGCTTGATCCACTCGTCGGTGGTGCCGTCGGGGAGGAAGACATACCCGCCCGGGTACTCCTCGCCGTCGACCGGCTTTTCCTTCTCCAGGTCGCCGAACAACTCCAGCTTCAGCATCGAGGTGCCGATGTTCCAAAGCCGGACGCCGCGCTTCAGCTTGCGGCCGTTGACGGTGACGTCCTGCCAGGTCGGCGCACCGATCGGCTGGTTGGCGCTGATCTGGTGCCGGCCTTTGACGGCCATCGCAAAGCCGGGGTGCCGACGCGCCCAGGCGTACACCTCCATCGTGTTCTCGCCGTCGCCGGAATCGATCGCGACCCGTGCCAGGCGCATCGAGCGGCCGTCTTCGGTCTCCCAGGTACGCGCGACCTCGGCGTCGAGCTTCTTCCAGGTCTTCTTGTCAGCGATCGGGCCGAAGACCTCGATGCGCTCGACGAACTCGCGGCGGCCGTTCGGCCCGAACGCCCAGATGTCCAGGTCGATGCGCCCACCGCCTCCGCGCTGGACGTCAGCGGCACCAACCAGCAGGCCGGCCTTCGCCGATGGCGTTCCCAGCCGCATCGCCTTCTCCCGGCGATCGTAGAGGCGCTGCCACTCCGGAGCCTCGCCACGTTCGGCCCATGCCTCTCCCAGCACCTGGTTGACGAAGGTGCGGAGCAGGTTCGGGTCCTTGCGGACCTCCAGGAACTCGCGCGCGATCTCCAGCCATGCGGCTCCGGGATGCTGGCTGTACGCCGCCCAGATGTGGAACGAGCGGTGCCGCGGGAAGGCGTCCGGGTTGTGCGCCCGCCACTCGCCCGCCTCATCCATCCCCGGCTTGTCGGCTTCGTCGATGTCGCAGCCGTTGACGCACCGGTACCAGGCGCGCGTGGGGTTCTCCTTTGGCTCCCACCGAATGCCGGCGCCGGTACCGTCGCCGAACACGAGCTGCTGCATCTCGCCGCAATGTGGGCAGGGAACGTAGCGAAACTCCTGGCTGCCCTGCTCGAACAGCAGGTCGATCCGGCTGAAGCCCTTTACCTTCGGCGTCGACCCGGCGGCGCTGAACCGACGCGGCGAAGTCAGGTTGCGCTTGAACGCGAGGCGGGCAGGATCGCCCTCTTCCTTCGACGCCCAAGGGTAGCCGTCGCACTCCTCCAGGAACACGTCGTCGGCCGTGACGCGCCGGAACTCCTTGGGGCTGTTGGCGCCTTTGATCTGGATCCAGCCGCCCTTGTAGCGCTTGGCCCGGATCTGGTTGTCAGCGTGCCTCGGCTTGAACGTGGCAACCGAGCGAACCACCGGCCATTGCAGAACCGGGTCCAGATCGTCGCGGCTGAACTTCTCCGCGTCGTCGATCGTCGGCTGATAGATCAGCGTGCGCGCTGGATCGAACTTGATACGCCAGGCGACGAAGCACTGCAGGATGGTCGAGTAGCCGATGCGGCTGCTCTTCCGCACCGACAGCTGCGACGTCTCCGGATCCGTGAACGCGTCGGCTATGTCCGCCTGGAACGGGAACGGTCGGATGCGCGCACCGTCGTCGGAACGCGCATGCTCGACCATGAACTTCGACAGCGGCGGGCGCTCGCGAGGCTTGCAGGCGGCCAGCCATGCACGGGCGAGCGCTACGCCATGCGGGCCGGGCGCCTCATAGGGCTCAATCGCTCCCCTCTTCCTCGGGCTCGCCGTCATCGAAGCCCCCGCCGCGCGCCTCCTCAATCCGGGCCATACTCAAGTCGGTGAGGACGTTGTTGATCTCGGCATCGATGCGAGCTCGAAGCTTGGTGTCGCCTTTGGCAACGCGGGCGCCGACCTGCTGCAGCTGCGCCACGATCATGACGATCACGCCGGCGCCGGCAGCCACCATGTCCGGCAGCGATGCGAGCTCGCGGCGCCGCTCGGCATTGTCCATCGCCTTGGCGTCGGCCTGCTCTTTCGCCAGCCGCGCCTGCTCCTGTTCCTTGTTGAGCGCTTCCGGATCTGCCGCTGCTGCGCCGTACTTGACGGCGGCCCAGGCCTCGACGTTCTCGAGCAGCGAGGCTCCGTCCGCAGGCATCTTCCCTTGGGACCGAAGCTCGCCGATCCACCGGCTCGAAACCTGGAACACGGCCGCGAGTTGCGGTCGGCTGGGCTCTTCAAGGTCGATTTCCATCTACTTCCCTGCTCCCGAGCCGAAAAGCCGCAGAAATCCGCCGGTTTTGGCCCCGAGGAGGAAGAACTAACGCGATTTCGGTGCCTAGAAAGAAGTTGCGCCTTTGCCCCCCGTATTACCCTGGAGCGCCGGGAGGACCCAAAGGGGGTCACGTCGTGGCGGATGCTGATCGCTTAGGGCGCTAGGCCGGTCCCGAACCGACTCGCATCGACATCGCCGACGTGATTAGATCGCCGCGAGGAGACAGCGATGCCTGACGATTCGAAGCGCGTTAACCTTAGCGACTCTTCCCAACCGAAGGCGGGGGTACCGCTCGCTTCGGCTGCGACGAAGGTTATGGTTGGTCACTCTAACCAGCCGAAAGCCCCGACTATTTTGGAGAAATCGCTGCAGCCGCTTTCCGGAGCGCCAATGCGAGACCCGAGCGGAGTTGGCGCCAGTACCCAGCCGAAGTCGCCGCCCCTGACGACGTCGGAGGCGAAGCCCCCGCCCTCGCGGGACGATTGATACTCGGCATCAGGCGTATATTGACGCGGGCAATTTCACTGCTCGGCACATATGTAAGCCGTGCACCGAACCGCTCGTGCAGAACGGTCGACTGTTCCTTGTCTTCCGTTGTTCCTTTTGCCGTCGTGGACGTCAGGTACATCAACACATCGCCGTTTGTCCCGAGCACGCACGGCGCGTAGGGCGCAGCGTTGAACCTTGCTGTCTCGTCGCAGTTCAGCCAAGTTCCATCCTTCAGCAGCACCGATAACTGGGAAACCGGGTTCTCTCGATTCTCTTGTAACCGTGCCCACGCAGAAGGGGTATCATCTGACCACGTGGTGTTCGGCCCTCGCAGCATGCTTGTCAGCATTTGTCGCCCACGGCGGCGCCAGAGCACGCCAACCGCGACGGAGAGCAGGAAGGCACAAGCGCCCGCAACCAACGGCGACAGAGATCGGGCCAGCCACAGTTCTGCCGAAGCTATAAGGCTGAACACGAGCGCCAGGAACACGGTGTCTTGGGCGGAGTGATGCGCCCGGATACCTCGATACGAGATGATGTACGCGGCATAGCCGCTCGCCAGAGCGACCTGCACCTTCCAAGACAGGGCCAGAATGTCGGTGGGCAT